GGGAATTGTACCGAGTGACGAAGCAGGGCGGTGTGGTCGTTTGGGTAGTCGGTGATGCAACCATCGACGGGGACGAGACAGGCACATCATTTCGACAGGCGTTGTTCTTCAAGAAGTGCGGCTTTAAGTTGCACGACACGATGATATACAACAAAGGATGTCAAGGCGCAGTCGGAAATAATAACGGCTATTGGCAGTCGTTTGAGTACATGTTTGTTTTTAGCAAGGGCAGACCGAAAACCATCAATCTAATATGTGACCGCCAAAATGTCGAAAGCCGCGAGGATTTCAATAGCACTAAACGGCAACAAGACGGAACTCTACATAAGACAAACGGCTATTCATACGGAGAACAAGGCAGACGGACAAACATCTGGCGATACTACACTGGGAAGAATCTAACGACGAAAGACCAAATCGCTTTCAAGCACCCAGCCATGTTCCCTGAACTTCTTGCCTGCGACCACATCAAATCGTGGTCGAATGAAGGTGATGTAGTGTTAGACCCATTTATGGGCAGTGGTACAACAGCAAAAGTCGCACGTGCTTTAGGTCGTAACTACATCGGCTTTGAAATAAGCAAAGAGTATTGCGACTTAGCCAACAAAAGATTACAAGAAACAAAAACATTGTTTGATTTACGTAATATAACATAAGATGTTTGGTTTTATGAAATATTATTTGTAATTTTGCAAAGTGGATAGGGTGGTTTGGCCACCATCTGATAAGGGGTAAGCCTATCACCCCTTCCACTTTTAACTTTGATAGGCTTTAATTAAAGAATAGGTAAATTATGGAAGAAATTTGGAAAGACGTTGTAGGCTACGAGGGTTTGTATCAAGTATCGAATCTTGGTAGAGTTAAATCTTTATCGCGTCATCGTATTGTCGGTTGGGCTGATTATGTATCAAAAGAAAAGGTATTGAAGCAATCAACCAACAATGGAGGGTATAATTATGTTTGGTTACACAAAGAAGGCAAAAAGAAGATTTACAAGATTCATAGGTTGGTGGCAACTGCTTTCATAGAAAATGCGAATAACTACCGTTGTATAAACCATAAAGACGAAAACAAGCAAAACAATTGCGTTGATAATCTTGAATGGTGCAATCATTCCTATAACAACAATTATGGAAAGAGAAACGAAAAAGTAAGAAAAGCGAATGGCAAGCCAGTATTGCAATATACCAAAGAAGGCGAATTTGTAAAGGAATGGCAATGCACACGAGAAGTAAAACGTGTCTTGGGTATAAGGAATGTCCATTCTGTATGTAATGGTCTAAGAAAATCAGCAGGTGGTTTTATTTGGAAATACAAAAAGCAATGATAAACGAACAAACAATACGCAAATGGTGGGATATTTTCGTGAAGGATAATACGTTTACGGAAGTCCGCATACTTGGTCGCTTTCAATATAGCGGTTACTTTAATAACGTAGAAAGCGTAATCAATGCCATTAAGCCATATTCCGAAATGGATGACGAGCAAATATATTTTGTCTTAAACAAGATAGATAATGCTTGTTATGGCCGTCAACAAAGCGAAAAACTTGTAAAAAGCCCAAAGATAACAACCAATGATAATGATATTGTAAAAAGAAGTTTTGTGTTTGTAGATTTCGACCCAGTAAGAAAATCTGGAACAAATGCAAGTAACGATGAGTTTGAATTGGCACACAAAAAGGCACAAGATGTTTTTCGTTTTTTGCGTGAAAAAGGTTTTAGTGACCCAATTATCAGTAAGAGCGGCAATGGGTTTCATCTCACTTTTAAGGTTGATATGCCAAATGACGAAAAAACAACGGAAACAATAAAACGTTTCTATGAATATCTTGCAAGTGTTTTTTCTGATGATAAGGTGGATATTGATACCAAGGTGTTCAATTTGGCGCGTCTTTGTAAGTTATATGGAACGATGGCAAAGAAAGGTGCGAACTTAGAGGACAGACCTTGGCGTATGTCGGAAATCATCTATGTACCCAAAGAAATCAATATAACTGACATAGAAAAATTTGAATCAATTGCTGCATTGTTGCCAACAAAGGAAGCCCCAAAACCAATACAAAGGAATACAAGAATTGGATATGGAGAGCAATTTGATTTGGAAAGTTGGCTAAATTCGCATGGTATTGAATATAGAAAAAAACAAGATGGAGCGTCAACAAAATATGAAATAAAGACATGCCCTTGGCACGAAACTCATTCATCAAACAATCCATTTTCATCTGCGCTATTCCAAGACGCGGAAGGGAAAATAACATATACGTGCGCCCATTCGCATTGTAAGGATAAACAATGGAAAGATTTTCGTTTGTTCTACGAGCCTAATGCTTATGATAGGCCAGCGTTTCAGCCACAATATGCACCACGTCAATATGCACCGCAAAAGCCGCGTTACGAAATAAAGGAGGAATTGCCCGAATTGGGTAAGAAATGGCTTACCATGCCCGACATTCAAAGTATCGACCTTGCAAGCATCGAGGGCGTAAAGACGGGATATGTGGAACTTGACCGCAATATCGTTCAATTGAACTACGGTGAGGTAACTCTATTGTCGGGAGGAAACGCGAGCGGTAAATCCTCGTGGTTGAATTCTTTATTTCTCAATATCATCGACCAAGGCGTGCCGACGGCATTGTGGAGTGGCGAGTTACCCGAAAAGATTCTTAAAAGCTGGATTCAAATCGCAGCCGCAGGAAAGGATAACTTAAAGATGTCAAGCTACGGCAACGGCAAATACTACGTACCGAACGGCATCAAGGCGCGTATCGACGAATGGATGCGTCCGTTGTTCTATCTCTACAATAACGAATACGGCAATACGTGGGAGCAATTGTTCCATGACATGACCGAATTGTTAAAAGTCGGCGTTCGCGTCTTTATCCTTGATAACCTCATGTCTTTGGATATAGATTTACTTGAGGGTGACAAGAACAATAAGCAAAAGGAACTTATCTTGCAAATAAAGGATTTTGCTAAAAGGAACATGGTACATATCATCATCGTCGCACACCCGCGTAAAACTACCGCATTCTTGCGTAAGAACGATATATCGGGTACTGCCGACTTGACCAACGCCGTAGACAACGTGTTTATCATGCACCGTGTTTGCAACGATTTCTTTCGTGTTGGTGCGGAATTCTTTGGCGAGGCTACGATTAACCAATTCCGTAGTTTCGGTAACGTACTAGAGGTGGCAAAGAACCGCATGTGGGGTATTGTAGACCTTATGGTAGGCATGCAATATGAAATCGAAAGCCGTCGTTTCAAGAACACGTTGGACGAGACGATACACTATGGATGGGAACGCGAACCTGTGCAGGGCACGATGGACTTTAACACTAATCCGCAACCAACCGCATCACAACCGCAAAGCAAACCCACAAAGCCCAACACTTTGTACTATGGCGGTGATGACTTACCGTTTGCGCCACCAAGTAGCGACGATGCACCGTTTTAAAAATGTGTTAAACTTTGGTTAAATATTGTAATTTACTTTGTATATTTAAAACCAAGTTGTAAATTTGCACCACGATTTATTTATTAATAATTAATTTAAAGGTTTACGAAAATGAAAAGTTTAGAAAAGAAAGTTGATGAACTTATGGAATCTTTGAAAAAAGACCAAAGTGCATTTGTGATGTGCAACAACGAAGATGGTCTTTTTTTCTATTCCTACAATTCGAAGGGTGACGAAATTGCGGCTGGAATAGCTACAATCCTTTCCGATTGGTTCGACGATGGGAACAAGCACGCAAAGAGAGCGGCACTTGGTATCGTGACGGCCATTCATGCAATTGTTGAAATAGGCGGTGATGCTGGCTTGGCCGTCGTAAAGGCCGTATCGAGCGGAATGGTCGATAGGCTTTCTTCAGAATTCCTCAAGGAAGACAAAGACGATGATGACGATGACGAAAATTGCGAAACTTGTTCAGCAAACCGCACTTGCAACTTGCCGAAGGCTATCCAATACCGCGTGGAAAACGGAATACCAGCGCCAAAGAAAGGCAAGAGGTTAAAGAAATCGTCTTGCAAGGAAAATTAGTTTTTCATTGTTATGGGCGGGCATTGCAAAAACAACACGGCAATGTCCCGTCCACGTTTTCATCTTTAGCTATGGCCATTGAAAATATAACGATATGTTGCAACGTTGGGTGCGGTGAAAGGCTTTCATGCCAAAAGTTCGCCCGCGCCTTGGACGTAAACAGCGGCAAGGTCAAGACGGGCTACGTGATAGTGGAATGCGACAAGTTCAACCAATACGAAAAATAAAGCCCGTAGGCGCGTTAAAATTACATCGGTGGACAACTATACCACAAAAGGTGTGAAATGTGCTTAGAAAGGCTAAAAAGTGGCTTAAAAAGAAAATTTGTATGAACAAGAAAGAATTGAAAGAAAAACTTGAACAAGCCTCGTGCAATAACGACGGTTTTGAAGTGGTTGTTCTTGACAAAGAAGGGGGTTATCACGAAATAGACGATGTTCTCTTTTCAAAGCATGGCTCTGGCGTTCTAACAGTAACGATTATTCAAGGAAAAAAATTTTTGTACTAAGTCGTATGGCCTCATTCAGTGTAATTGGATTCATAAACAACATAAAATACCTGCAAGACGCCGTTCTTGTGTTCATCGACGAGTACCACAAGGGGTATAGGAAATCCGACGGTACGGTGGTCGACGACAAGTACTTGACGTTTAAGACGGTTTGGAAGCCATACTTCAAGAAGTATGTCTCGGAACACTTCGCCAACGGAATGCTTGTGCAAGTGAAAGGCGAAATGTTGCCATACGAGATACAACGCGGCGCGATAGTCGACGGGTATACGGTCATCGGTCAGCACATCACGCTTGCAAGCTACCCACGTTACGGCTTGAAACAAGAACAACGCATGATTAAGGAAAGCCAAGAGCATGCAAGCGACATCATACCAGACATGGATGCATACAACAAACCAGATTTTTAATATATTAACTCTAAAATTTTACAGGATTATGAAGAAAGAGAGAAAGGATTGGGCACAGCTTGACGTGAATGCCTTGGAGGAAATCAGAAAAGAGCGCGACGAGCTTAAAGAAAAGTGCGAGGTGATGGCAAGGGATGCCGCCAGCATGACCGAGGAGTTTGTAAGGCTAAAGAAGGAGATTTCCTCGCTTAAAGGACAGAACACAAGGCTTAAAAGGGACGTTGAAAGATACAAGCAACTTGACTGCGAGGGGGACAAGCTTAACGAGAAACGTATCAAGGAAATCGACTATCTCAAGGACATGCTGGAAGAAGCCAAGCGTATCGTCGGCAACAAACAAAAAGTCATCGACGGCCTAAACGACCAGACTATGGAGCTGCGCGGGGCGATTTCGCAGCAAGAGTCGCAAATCAAAGACCTCCGAGGCGAACTCGGCGCGTATGAGGCGAACACGGAATGGTTCAACGGACTTCCTTGGTGGCGCAAGGCTTTCACGAAGCTTTAAGCCGCATGGCAAAACGAAAGTGCTGTTATCCTACACGGATTGCAGCACTTTTTCGTCTTATCGCCACAAGATAAAAGTAAAAGTATTCAATTATAACCTAAGTTCCTTGTCGAACATCCGCACCTTGTCGGAAAGACAGAACTTTCCCACCTCCACGCTTGCGGCTCTGCCGTACTTGTAGATGATGACCGAGGATTCCTCGTCCACGTCGTCAAGCGTGATGCGCGACTCGTCAAATAGATACACCCTTACGTGGCTGTATCCGTCGCACACAAGGTTGGCCTTGCTACGGTTGCTCACGTAAAGCGTTACGCATTTTGTCTGCGGCACGATGATGTCCCCGTTGAACCACATGAACGAGCACACGTCCTTGTCGGCCATGAAATCGCCGTTGCCCACGAACAAGCCGTAGGTGTAGCCCTTTACGTTGTCCGCGTCATGTATGGTGTACCCGTTGATGTAGTCCTTGAAATTTTTTTCTATGTATTCCCTTGTCACGCCCTTGCCTTGGTAGGCGAAAGTTGCGGTGTGGGGGATGCTTTGTTGATTAAGTGATAGCCTTAAAAGGTTTTCCTTACTATGGCGTGCAACTTGCCAGCGACCTTTGTAGTCGGAACAGAGATTCGCCAACAAGCTATTTTTGTAGTATGTGTCTAATGCGTCCATCCTTGTTTATGTTCTATGATATTAATTCAACTTTTACGGCCTGACCGCTTGGGTTAGACCATCCTTCCAATATGCCCTGTATCGCCTGCTGTGTCTGATACGACGTCTGTAACTGCAGCAATATCTGCGATACGCTTCCAAGCATGGCGTCGCCGCTCATGTTGTCCACCGCGTCACGAATCTGTGTCAAGAGTTCGTTATGCAGGTAGACTTGCTGCGACACGCCGTTTAGGTATGCCTCGATAGCACCAGCCGTCGTCTCGGTTACTCCCTGAATACCTTGTTGTAGAGCCGACATCTGGTTGGAGGCGGCGTCTTGGCCAAATGTATAGTATCCTGCAATCTTGTCGATGATTGCCTGCGCATACTTTTCCTTGAACTCCTCGCCAGCTTGTGTGTAATAGTCCAACAACTCTTCGGTTGCGTTGACGGAAAGGCTGGAGCTTTGTGAATTGGCATAGCTTAGTTGCTTTTTGAGCATTTCGATATACATGTCGCGTATTGTGTCGACTTGCGACCATATACGTGGGTCGCGCCAATCAAGCCCTTCAAGGCCAAGTTGTTTTGCGATTTGATTCCATGCGTCGCTTTCGTTGTCTATGATGTATTTGACGGCATCGTATGCGTCGCTTGACTCTATCTTTTCTATCTTTGACTCAAGTTCGGAAATCTCCCTCGCGTTGTCGCCAGTATATTTTTCGACTATGCTTTGCGCGCCTTCCTCTACGGTCTTGACCCAGTGCTGCAGTACTTGGCCGAGTATAAGCTTTGTCACCATGCTGTCAATCATGGAAGCCCACTTTTGCTCAAAGGCATCCATTGCGTCCTCTCCGTTCTTGAACGCGCTAATCATGTCGGATATTAGGCTTTCAAAGAAATCGGCGTGTGACGATATGCTCAACAGGTCGTTGATGGTCTCTTTTGTCGCATTTGCGATTTCTTGTTCCAAGTCCACGATTTCCGAACGCAAGTCTCTTATCCTTTCTTCGTCACGGTTCTTGCTGTCGCGCGACTGCTCAAGCTGTAGCTGCCGCCTCAGTTCTACAAGCTCCATTTCTTTCAGGCTCTTGGTGGTTTCCTTTGCCGCAATGGACGTAGCACCGTAGTATTGCTCTGCAGCATAGGAAAGCCGCTTGTACGCATTCTCAAGGTCTTTGACGGCATTTACGGATTCGTTCACCGCGTCGGTTATACTTGCGTTGCCTGACCACTCGTCCCAGAACGTGGTGACAAGTCCCGAAAGTGTTCCTGCGACACCGCCAATAAGTGCGCCGTAGCCACCGAACTGTGCGCCTATGGATGCACCTTGGCCTCCTTTTTCAAGCACGCCCACGATTTGGTTGATTCGTTTTGCGGCAAGCGAGCCGTTCGTGCCACTAAGCGCATCCATCATATCGGTGAATATCCCCGTGGCTTGTTTTGCGGCGTTTATGGCGTCGTTTATGCCGTTTACAATGGTGGATGCGTCAACCTTTGAGTCACGTTCTTTTAGCTTTAATAACTTGTTGTATTCATCAATAAGTTGCTTTAGCTTTTTCTTTTCGTCTTCGGACAGGTCTGAAAGACGTGACATATAGCTGTCGATAAGGTTCGATGTCTCTTCGAGTTTTTCGTCATACACGCTTGCACGCATGTTGGCCTCATCCATAGCGTCTGCTATTGCATGGAACGGGTTGCCCTTGCGTATCTGCTTGTGCAATGCCACAATTGCCTTATTTATCTGCTTGGTCTGCTTTTCGGTGAGGCCGCCTTTTTTCTTAAAATCTTCGAGCGTATTGACAAGACCCTGTAAGGATTCGTTGGTCATACCAGCAAGGTCACCAGTGGCCACAAGCCATTCGGGTCGTTTTTGGAACTCTTCGAACGACGCTTGTGCTTGACGTTGCTTTTTCATGTTTTCGATGGCATCAAGCAACCATTGTGGAGCACCTTTCGCGATAGCAATTTCACGTTCACGTTCAGCATCCTGGGCTATGTTGGTCATCTTGGTCTCGTACTCGGCGTACTTTTCTAGCAACGTGTTCCAATCTTTCATGGTGTCCGTCACCTCTTTCTTGCGAACATCCCTTGTTGCAAGATAACCTTTAAGGATGGCGTCATACCACTTTTCGTTAATTTCGCCCTTTTCCATTTGTTCCTTGAACATGGCCATGTCATCCTTGGTAAGGTTGAGCAAATTTGGAAGTTCAAGCGTGGACTTGTTTTCTTTAAGGTATTGGTTCAAAAGCTTGGTGTATTGTGCGGCATATTCCTCGGCATTTTTTGGCAACGTGTCCAAGTCAATATCAAACATGTCGGCAAATATTGAACCAAGTTCTGGGTTCGCATCCAATTCAATGCCAAGCTCGTAATCCTCTTTCAGTTTGCTAAGTTCGTTGTTAAGACCGTCGGTAATGCGCTTGTAGTCTACCTTGGTGATTTCGCCATTTAGATTATTAATGGCCTTTTCAATAGCTTCTACGCCCTTTGTATTGCCTTGTGTTTCTGCGAGACGCTTCATTTCTTGAAGCTTTGCTACAAGGTCGCGCATTTCCATGTTGGCTACATCTGCACCTTCAAGCCCGCCAATACCGTACTTTCCAAGCGTTTTCTTTACATTCTTTAAAGACGAGCCGTACATGTCTGTGGCTTTTGCAATGGCCGTCTGTGTGTCTACGCCTTCTTTTTTGTAGTCCTCGTAACGCTTTCTAATATCAGTGATAAGCTGTATTTCCTTGGTGAGCGCATCACCAAGCACGTCTTTTTTAGAACCTCTACCTCCCTTGTTTTTGGCCTTTCTTAGTTCTTCTTCACTAACGCCCGCCTTTAAAGCTTTGTTATAGGCTTCTTGTGCGGCTGTTTCTTTTTCTGTTACAAGTGTTTGGTCTGCCGTGCCCTTCTTAAACTTGTTTCTTGCTATATCTGCTGCTTCAAGCGCCTCTTTGTATTCTTTTAGAGCCTCGGATGCTTCACGTCTAAGCGTGGTGGACTTTCTTGCTTCGGCTTCGGCAATTTTTTCTTCATAAGCCTGTCTATATTGTGCAGCGCGTTCAAACAATTGCTGTGTTGTATATACTTTGCCATTGCCAAAATCAACCGATTGTTTGCCAGCTTTTTGTGCATTTGTCGCCAATGCTGTAAATCGAGCGGCTAATTGGGCAAGTTCTTTAATGCCCATTTTCTTCATCCATTCAGGCGCACCACTTGTTCTTATCTTAACCAAAAAGTCTATGATGTTTTGACCACCATATTGTTTTAAAAGTTCTTCGATTTTCTTTGTAAACTTTTCCGTATCATTGGCGGCTTTAATCAGGCTGTTTTGTGTTTGTTCCACACGGTCGTTGAATGTTGCGCCTTGTTCTGCGGCTTCTTTTTCTGCATTATACGACTTTTCAAGTGCCGTGTTGTATTTGTCTTGTGCTTCTTTTGCTTCCTTGATTTTCTTTATGAAATCCGCAACAATGTTGCTATGAAAGAATAGCGAATCATCAAGCCAAGCCTTTGACACGGTTTCCTTGCTGATGCCGATTTTAAGCATCCGCTCCTGTATCTTTTCATAGATTTTGTCAAGACCTTTTTCGTATTCATCGCCAGTCTTGTCAGCAATCAGCATTATGTTGTTTTCAACAATATCACTGATAATATTGGCTATTGCGTCGGCATTTTGGCGAATCTCTTCGTTACCTGAAAGGAAAATGCTTTCAGTCATTGCCGATTTCAAGCTGTCACGCATTTCCTTTTTGGCTTGCTGTGTAGACGTTTCATATCTCTCGTTGCCTTGTTCTATATCATTGAGATACTTGCGTTCCAAGGCCTCTTGCTTGATAAGGCTTATGGCAACCTCGCGCTTTTTGTTGACCTGTTCAATTGTGTCCGTTTCTTTTATCTGCTCAATATTGTATTCGCCAAGAATACTATTGAGTTCACCCATCACTTTTTTGTAGTTTGACGATTCTTTGGATATGTTTTGTAGGGTATTAAACAATGTCTTGGTATCACGAACGGCTTTTGCACCTGCTTTGCCAAACTTTTCAATATTGTCCGAAGAATCGTCAACCGAATTTCTGAACAAAGTAAACATGCCTATTGCGGCAGCGACGGCAGAAATAAGCAAGCCAAATACATTTGTTTGACATGTAAGGTTGAATAGTGCCATTGCATCACGTGCCGTCTTAACGGACTTTGCAAGTTGAAAGAATGCCTTCACGGCTTCCCAAGCAGCTAAAGACTTGTTCACAAGCGACACGGTTATGGCTACGGCCTTATAAGTGCCAAATACAACGATTAGTTCTTTTATTACGGATGCGACTGCACGCCAGTTTTCAAACAATAGTTTCAAGCCCTTTAATGGTGCTCCAAGCAAGTCTTGGTTGTCTTGCCCGATTTCGTTCAGCATATTGTTCCAAGCAAGGGTCAAGTTGGCCATTTTTACCTTTAGCGTGTCGGCTTGCTTTGCTTGGAAGTCGAAGAACTTGCCGCCTTCGTCCGTGACCTTGTTGATGACCTTCATTACATCTGCATAGGATACCATTTTCTTTGACATCATGTCAAAGACTTGTGACGTGGTGACTATCTCGTCTCCAAAACGCTTTTCCTCCGTGTACATTTGCGCCAACATAGGCACAATGGCTAAGCCTGCATTCGCAAAGTCACGGGCGTCTCGTGCGTTGAGAACGGTTTGCGCACGTATCTGACCTAAGTTGTACACCAAGCGTTCCATCGGCACGCCCAAGGCCGCAGAAATGTCCGCAAGGCGGCGCGTCGTGTCCACAACCTCTTCCTCGGCAAAGTTGTAAGCTAACAATTGCTTTGCACCAGTTGCCAATTCCATTAACGTGAAAGGCGATTTCAAGGCCATTGCATTCAGCTCGTTGAAAATTTCCGAACCGCGACGCATGTCATCTATTAGGATTCCAAGAGAACGTTCCAATAGTTCGTATTGTCCACGTATTTCATAGATTTCCTTTGTAAAGTTGGTGATAGCACCAAGGGTTAAAGCGTAGACAATACGATTGCGGATATATCCAAATGATTGCGCAAGGTAGTTGTTGGAATGGGTTAGTTGTATATTCTTACCCATTAATTCTGCCTGTAAACGACTAAGGCGTGCATATTCATTACCTATATCCCTAATTTGGTTTTTGTCATTTGGATTAACGCTCACAAGTTTCAATGCTCGCATTTTTCTTGCGACTGCGTCAAGCGATGACTCGTCCATACCAATAACGTCTTTCAACGTCTTCGGCTTGGTGGACGTTAGCTTGTCTATTTTCTCTTTTGTGTTTTGAATGGCCGTCGTCAGGCGGTTTTGTTGTTGTACGCTAAGTTGTGTTGTACCAGCATATTTATGTTGTAGTCTTTCAAGTTCTGATAGTTTGGCTTGTGCATCTGCAAGATTCTTTGATGGCATGGTCATGGCATCGCCAAGTTCCTTGCGGATTTTCTTGGCCGCTTCGGCTTGCGTGCTAAGACCTTTTTGTTCGGAAAGAAGTTTTCGTTGTTCTTCAATTACTTTGTTTTGGTTGCGCAACTCATCGGTGTTTAGTTCAAGGTCTTTGCGTTCCTTTTCAAGTAGTGCAATTTCTTGTTCGAGCGCACCAATCGTGTTGTCCGCATAAGCAGCCTTTCCGCTACCCTTTCCACCACCAGTAGCAGCGGATTGGGCGGCAAACATGGCATCAAATGATGCTGACATCGTTTTCCATGATTCTTTCATCAAGTCCACGGAAACCTTTTGTGTGACGGCAAAATCCTTCATTGCACCTTTCATCAAGTCCATAGACGTGACGAATTGGCTTGCCATTACGCTTGTTTGGTTGCCGACATAGTTGACAAGTTCGCTGATGGCCTTGCGCAAGTCACCATCTTCAAGTTTTCCGATAATCAAAACATCATCATTTGCTGCCATAATCGTAAATATTATATCGTTATTTTAACCTTTTTGTTTCTTTTCCTTGTGTACTGGAATGTCGTATTCCTCACCCTCGGCAAGTTCTGGTATGTTCATGCCATCAAAGAAGTTCTCTAACTTTGTCTGTGCCTCGTACGCTTCCTTGTAATTCGTCCAAGCCTGTTTGTCCGAACCATACAGGTACTTGGTGTGTGTGTTGTCTATGGCCATGAACTGTACTTGTGCCGCGCTTAACCGATATAGATAGTCATCTAATCGGTACTGTGGGTATGCTCGGAGGAAGTCTGCGGCGTCCGCAATGATAGTGCTTCCATAAACCGTGAGACTGTCTCCTCGGATTTCTTCTTCCGCGTCAGAAGTGAATCCGTAAGCGTACTCACCGATTTTTTCAGCAAAAAAAAACCCGTCAGGTCGATGGACTTTATAGCCCCAATAATGATAGCCGCCCATTGGTTTGCATCATAGGTGGAGTTCATCACAATGGTTTTCATTTTTCTTATGTAGGCGTCATTCCTTTCGTCGGCGTTTTCCGCATCGGGCGTGAACATGTGGTTGCACAGCACTATCGCCATTATCTCGCACATGGCATCCAAATCCGTACACAAGGCCGTCATTATCTTTTGGTCGGTATCAAGCGTCACGTCCGCTTTTTTCATTTCCATCACAAGTCGGCAAATCCTATACACCGAATAATAGCGCATGTTCTTTACCTTGTATTCCTTGTCACCAAGACGAACCAAAGACGGTGAATCGTTGATGATGTCAAGGATGTCCATTCGCGTGTCTATCGTGAAATCTTTCAACACCGACTCTTGCTCGTTTTCCTTTGTTTCTTTCCCTTTCATGTTTCGTGAACTTTAAGTGTAGTCTTTACACCTTTTAATTTCCGTAAACAAAAGGGGTGCAATTATGGGATTGTTACCCCGATAACGCACCCCTCACGTTCACGAAAATAAAAGAATTGTCTTTTGGCCTAAGTACGGTTCTTAATCTTGTACATGTGGTCTGTCGTAACGGCTTGTGCGCCTTCACCAGTGGTTGTCTGGTGAATCATCGCAGTGATGCTCACGCTGTAGTTCAACGCGCCGTCGGCATCCTTCTTGATTGTGCCCACGGTGAGACCCTTGTAGATGTAAAGAGCCTTGTGTCCACGCTGGAACTCGAGTTCCCAAGAATGCTCGGTGGTGTAGGCGTTGGGCGCACCATCGTAGTCGCCGCTGGAATCGACAGAGCCGCCGAATAGCGTGGTAAGGTCTGAAAGTGCGTAGTTGGCCAGCTCGAACGTCATCGTGACGGGCTTGCCATCATAGAAGATGTCGAACGGAGCATCGTAGAACTCGGCCTCGATTTCGGTTGCATCAGGTGTGTCCTGACCAACGACGAGACCCTTCAAAACACCCATCAACGGAGTGGTGGCATCGGAGCCAACCGTACCGTACTTCAGCGAAATCGCCTTAACAGTTGTTTTACCCATAATTGTATCCTTTCTATTTTTTTTAGTTTGTTTGTTGTTTATTGCTTTCTTGGTCGATGACTACAATGAAAGACTTGATGAACATGTGGTATTGATTTCCCTTTATACGTTCCTCGTCGCCTTCCATAGACAGGACGCTGTCTTGCATGATATAGTATCCGCTTTCATTTTCGCTGTCAAGGTTGTCCACAATTGCTTCGATGATTGCATCCTCGAATGCCTTGTACTTTTCCTTATCAAGGCGTCCACGCGTCCGTTTGGGAACGTAGGCCGCGATTTGACAGCGAACCCATCCGTAAGCATCGCAACTAAATTCGGATTCGTCATACACGTTGCCGACGTTGATGACACAGAAGCCGTTCTCGGCGTCATTAGCCGTTGTTTCCTCGGGCATTGACATGTTGTATAGGTTGTCCGTGACATCTTCGAAAACACCGTCAAGGTATTCGTATATCGATATGCGTGTGCTATCCGTAATCATTGCTTAATACTTTGGTGGGTCTATTTCAAACGTAACACTACATAGCGGGCTTAAAGCGTGCTTGATGTGGTCGTAGCGTTGTGACAATACATCGAAATGGTATGGCGTACCGTGAAATGTATAGCCTTCTTCCATGTATGCGCCATAGGGTGCAACGGCGGCAAAGACTATCTCCCATCCGTGGTCTACGTCCGACTTGTAGCTCATAACGAACTTTCGTGCCAATTGCCGACCGTTGACGGGTACTCGCATCTTTGGGCTATACTCGTGCAAGAACGAATTCTTGCGAGCCTGTTTGTTTCCATAGAAACCAAAGCCCTTTCGTTTGCCGTCTTGATACACGCACCACACGTAGGAATCTGCGAGGTTGGAAGTTCGGTTTGAAAAGCCTTTTGTATCGACTATCCTTACGATTTCTTCCTCGGCATATTGGATTAGTCTCTTGGTCTGCTCTTCGGCCATGCGCTTGTAAACGCGCTTTCCGAAAAGATTTCCGTTGAACCTATAACCCGTCTTTGCCATAGCGTGTATTGATTACCATTTCTTGCGTGTCACATAGATGCTCACGCCCATAAGTTGTGAAGGTTCGGCATTGTCTACCACAAACTTAATGGTCTGTCCATAACGTACCAACGAAATCTCGTCTCCATTAACGGGTATCACATATTCGCCGACATCGTTCTTGGTAAGCGGAATGGAAACAACGTAGGATGCGGTTTGAAGCACATGCCCTTCGTCATCCGTCACCATCGTCTCGTCCATCACACCACGGTATATTTCAACCACGGTGTCATCCGCGTCACCTTGTCCTTCAACGACTCTTGTGATTACACCAGTATAGGGATATTCAAGTATCTCGTCACGTGTCATGGCCATCCTAAAGTTTGTCTACATCAACAATGGGAATGAACTTAATCTTGCGCCTGACGCTCTCAAGTATGTCTGCCTTTTCGTCACCGTACATGTCGTAAATCTTAATGGCGTATTTGATTTTCTCGTCTTGATAAAAGTCACGCTCGGCTCCGATTGTCTTTTGGTAGCCGTTGTGTGATTGTTGCAAAGATGCAGTATCAGATGGCCTTGCAAGCACTGCCATGTAAATAAGGTCTGCGGACATCAAGTCCCTGTCCCTCTTTGTGACAACACTGTCATCATAGACATCGGCTGTCGGTTCAATGCCCCTATCCAATGCTATCTTGACGAAGTTCTTCTCGGTGAAAGAACTATACATCGTTGATGATTCAAGCCATTCTAATACCGTCATCTTTACTACATTTATTATTTATGACAAGAAAAATTCTTTTTCGCCATGTAGATTACAACACTTGGTTTTTGCGCTTAGTCTGCGGTTGCGATGTCAACTACGACGTGGTAGAGTGACTCGTTCAGAACAGTTGCGTAACGTCCAAGCACGTCCGTGTGGTATGACTTGAGCATGCCGTTCGGTGTGACCTTGTTGATGACGTAAAGGAAGTTCTGAATCTTTGCCAACGAGAATTGGATGGTCGAATTGACCTCGCCGCTGCGCATAAGTTCGACGTCGGACGTCTCGGCGTGTACCAATACACCTGCGTAGCCAAGGGGACGAAGAACTGCCGTATTTGCCTTCCAACCAGTTACGTCGGTAACGGTGGTAAAGTCTTGCACCTTTGATGCTTGCTTGACCACGCGAATCGGGGCAATCTTGGAAATGGTAGAACGGCTGTATGCAACGAGCTGCTCCCAAGTGATGGTGTTCACGTCGACGCCAGTGCCACCACCGCTTGTAACGACGATAACCTTGTCGGGTGCGTAAAGACGGATATAGCGGTTCACCTCGGCCTTGAAGAACGAGTTGTTAATCAAGATGGTGCTGATAATGCTATAGGGGATGTCCCACTCCATCGGAAAATCCTCGGGAAGGCTCTTGGCTTGCTTGAAGTCATGCTCAATCTTCTGCATCTGAGACGGGATGTCGCAGTCGCCTGCAGACCAAACCTTGGTTCCAGCCTTCTTAAAGTTTTCGATGGGGATATAGGACTGTTGCGTTGTGCTTACGCCGCTAAAGCCCATCGTAGACGTGATAGAACCCGTTGTGCCCTTAAAGAAGATGGTGTTGGTGTTTGAATAAGCACCACCATAGGAAAGTGTCTGAGCGGCCATGTAAGATGCACGGAAGTTGTGTGTCTTTACAAGGTCTGCCACACCCTTGACGAAGCCCGTGACAAGGTTTTGGTCGTTGGGGTTAAGCTCGCGAAGACGTGCCTGCAATTCTTGCTTTGACATAGAGGTTTCGAAAAGTCCCTTACCGTATTGGTAGATGGAACCAGTCTTTTCCTCCCATCCCTCGGTGTCGAGTTGTGCGGTTTCCGACAGCGGAGCCATTGCGTCGGCCATAGGCACGATGCGATTGACCTTTTGGCGAACAGTCCATGCGGGGTTCTTTTTAAGGTCTGCCATGTCAATCTTGTACTCATTGCCCTCGACGGTAAAGTGCTCCTGCCAGAAGAACGAGTTGGCTTCGATTTCGATGGTGTTGTCAATCAATGTCTGGAGAAAGCCTGCGTTAGCCCCGTCCATAAATCCCTTTTGGTACAATTTTTCAATCGCCTGGTCAGGAGTCCATTGGTATTTTAATGCGTTTGCCATAATCTTTTCCCTTTCTTTAATTTTTTGTGATTAAATCCAGAAAATACCATCGATTAGCGACTTGTTCTTAGCAAGAACGTACTTAGGCAGTGGCTGCATACGAGCAATCCAAGCCTGCTTGTTGTACACGGTCGAGATGGAATAGTTGGCGTTTTGGAAACCATAACCCTCGGTAGGAAGCAATTCCTCGTCTTTCTCGATGAAAGTGTTGGGGTTAGTCACAAGGGGCTTGGCCGATGCGGACTTTGCGGTTCCAGTAGCCTCGACAAGGATAGCACCTGCGTCAAGTGCGCCAAGCGTGTTGTCAAGTGTGATGGTGAACTTCTCGTTCGCCTCATCATACACAACGGCGGTAATCTTTGCGGACTGACCTGTGTAGTCGGCAAAACTTTCTGTGGTTGTTGCCACTGGTGTCTCGCCGCTACTGTCGATAGTGGTAGTGATGGTCTTTACCGTCAAAGATTCAGGTGCGACCATAACAATCATACCAACCTCTGGTGCGTCGCTGTAGCCGTCGCCATTGATGACATACTCGGTTGCGTCGCTTGATGCTTGTGCCGTCTTAATGGCAAATGAGCGGAAAATGTAGCAACCGCCCATCGGTGTGTATTGCACCAATTGGGCAGCCCACAACTTACCGAAGCCTTTGTTGGGGTTGAGGATAGTGCCACCAAGCAGTACGTTGCCGCGCTGCTCTCCGTTCGAATCTTTCACCCAAACATGCTTACCACCACGCACTTTGCGCGATGTCTCAAAGAAATAAGCTAAGTTTGTTATCATAACGATTTTGTTTTAAAAAGTGTGAACTAAATCTTGATTTTAGGGATAGAACCAATAACTTCTTCGTCTTGTTTCTGTGAAACTTGCGGTGCAAGTGGCTTGATATCCCCGATACTATCTTTAAAGATTTCTTGGAAACGTGCCACAAGTGCATCTGCCTGTTCCTTTTCCCCTTTATCTAACTTGACCTCGTAGCCCTCGGCGTACTTTTCGAAAGACTTGTGGAGGTCTTGTCGGATGCTTTGCTTCGCCGTCGTAAGGATAGTACCAAGCTTTTCTTGCTTTGACTTTTCGTCCTTGAAAGCCTTTAATTCGTTAAGTTGGTCTTGGATTTCCTTTGGAATCTTTGGCTCGTCTGGCGTAAGCGGTGTTTTGATTTTCTTTTGCAACTCTGCAATTTGGCTTTTGTACCCGTTTTCTTTCGTGGTGAACTCCGTAGCCTTTACGGTTGCCAATTCCGATGCGCTTGAAAAAGCCGTGTTAAGCGCAAACTTTAACGACTTTTGGATGTTTTCGTCGTTCACATCCCCGTCGGCATTTGCCTTTTGGAAATGGTCTGCGAACTTGTCCTTGAATGCGTCTGTTAGAGTTGCCGTGGTGTACTGTTTCTCCGTACAATAATCGTTTACTTTCTGTAAAACTTCTTCTTTTGTCATAGTTTTCTACTATTTTAATTAAACAATGTGTAAGTTGTTTGGGTGCAAAAATAAATAATGGAAATATTAAGAAAATATTCGTTTGACACTTTTTTATAACAATGTATTGTTTTATTATGAACTTTATTTAAAACAAGTGTTTTTCGCATAAAACAAAAATTAATTTTGCACCAAGAAATTTCTAATTTATAGTACCAACTTATTCCATAAAGCGTATGTCAAAGAAGCGTAATGACACGGTATTAGCCCCATTGGAGGATGGCAACCAGCGTTTGGCCATTCGCTCTAATGCCGATATTGTATGCTTTACTGGTGGTACTGGCGGCGGCAAGTCCGTTGCACTTTATTATTCTCCAATTGCACACCTCGCCTTGAATGACAACGCAAAGATTGTATGCTTTATGCGCAATATCTCGGATTTCTGGGGTGCTGGCAAGGTGAATGATACGTTGAAAAAGATGTACCCGTTGATTGACCGCTCGGTGAAACGCCAACCACATGACCCGATAGGCGAAATCATTCGTAACAATCAGGACATGGGTATGAAATTGTACAACGGAAGCGAGTTGAAATTCCAGCAATTGGACAACGAGAACCCTATTGTCATTGACAAGATAGCCAAAGGTTTGCAAGCAAAGAAGCTTATTTTTGACGAGTGCAACAAGTTTCTTTGGCGCACGATTTCAACGTTCTTCCCACGATTGCGTTCCGACACAAGCGGAAAGGCACAAGTTTATTTGGCTCAAAACCCAGAACGTGAATGCTTTATGCGCAAAATGTGTGGCAAGGGCGAGCATGGCGGCGGGTGGATAAATGATGATGGCACTGTAGACAAGTCTATGGATGGTGTTGTCATGTTTTTCTTCATGCCCAATGGCGACTACGAGCGAGCCACATGGGGGCGCACAAAGCGCGAGGTTTACGAAAAGGCAAAGTCTGAAATCGACGAACGCCTTGCACAAGACCCCGACATGACGTACGAGGATTTTATTCTTTCAATGGCATTCTTTACGTTTGACGTGCGTGATAACAAAAAAATGTTGGCCAAGAACAAGGGTTATCGCGGATTGGCTGCTAACTCAGCAACCGCAGCATCATCCTACTCGGTCAATTGGAACTACTCGATAACCGACGAAGAGGAAAACATTGAAGACCTTGTAGGCGTTGAACTAAGCCAATTGGACGTTGAGCGTATGTTCCGTCCTACGGGCGTCCCAGCCGACAGCACGTTATTGATGCGCCGTATGACGATGGATATGGCATCTACGGGTTTCGACAATCTTATATTCAAGTATTGGGAGCTTTGGTCACACTATGGATGGATTTGCCGTGACATACAATATTCGATACACAACACGAATCGCGAGGCCGTCATCATGGCCATATCGTTTCGTGACAAGCACGGACTTTCCGAAAAGGAGATGATTCTTGACGTACAAGGCTTTGGCTTCTTAAAGGACTGTTTCCCAAGGGCAATGCTTTTTAGTGGCGCTGGTAGCCCGTCAAACCGTGGAAAGGCACAATTCAAGACGATGAAAGACGAGGCAAGCCACGTTGCAATGGAAATGATTCAAGCGGGCTTGATACACTACGAGCCACGGCTTGCACAAGCACACTATGACCACAAGAACATGAAGCGCGAGGGTGGCACTACCATCCTACGTCACATGATATTCGAAAGCCGTATATTCCAATTCCAAAAGACACCTAATGGACGTTTGGAGATGTTGCCAAAGGAAAAGATGAAGACATTACTGAAAGGCATGTCGCCAGACCTTATGGATAATATCATATTGTTGTGTGGCGGTACGATATACGACTGCCATAGACTACTGCGTGATGATGCTGGAGTGACACGCCGTCGGATGCAAGCCGAGGATATGTTGTCATTCCTTAACGTCAATGGGCAAGAGCAAGTTGACACACGCATCCATCGTGTCAAAAAGATACGTAATGCAAGTGAAATATTAAACATTTTAAGCACCATATAAGATGATTAGACTGCATAACATCAATTGGTTCATGGAGGAACCCACAAGGCTTATGATGATGAAGCCTTTTACACGTGGCGGTTCAATGAATGGACACGGATACGAATCCTCCGAAATCAAAAACAACACAACGCTTAACACTGGCTTTGCGAACCTTACGCTGAAGCCAATATCACAAGACACGTTCATTACCGAGTACCGTCCTGACTTGCATCATATTATACTGAATCAGTCTATACCACACATCAAGGTAAGGATTGATGGCACGCCGTTGGATTGCGGTATCATGGACATGACACAAACGGCATCGTTCCAAAAGCTAATCCACTCGGCTCACGTGCGTTCTTTGACGGCCAACCCCTTGGAGTTCAACCTTGGAAAAACCGATGCCGAAAACGGTGGCATTGATGCTTTCGAAATAGTCAAAGACGAATGGGCTTCCCGCAACATGGACTGGTGGCTTTCACAAGCCATCAACACGTGCAAGCAACTTGGAAACTGCGGACTGTTGTTTCGCTACGACAAAGAAGAAAGACACGTTGTAGTTACCAATTATAGCTATGAAAATGGCTATCAGATTGTCCCAAACTATGATGAATATGGATTCGAGGTAGCCCGCTCGTTGGTATATGACTTGGACGGGAAAATCGTCATAGACACGTATGACAACAAACTACACTATCGTGTGATGCAAGGCGACCAAGGATGGGAGATTGTAAGCGAGAAACATGGGTTCTCGCGTTGTCCGTTGCTTTACAAGCGTGGCAAAGTGGCTTGGGAATATGCCGAATCCACGATTGAAATGTGGGAACTTATGGCCAATATACAAGACATCGCCTTGAAACGCTTTGGAACATTTGCCCTTGTCTTTACTGGCGATATGGACACGGAGTCGTTTAAGCGTGATTCTTCAACGCTCATCATCAACCTTTCAAGCGACACGACTGGTGGTAAGCAGGACGCAAAGGTGTTGGACTTCCCCGAACCACAGACGATGGACGGGTATTTGAAAACGTTAGAAGAAAAGATTTCACTTTTCTCGTCAACATCTTTCATTACGCCAAAGGACATCACCACGACGAATAGTGGCGGCAATGGTATTGCGTTGGCCATGTCAAATGACTACGCTTTGGCGACACAATCGGCCTTGGATTGGCGCAAGTTCGTCAATGACATGGTGTACTTACACCAAGAGGGGCTTGACCTCGAAGGAAACGATGGAAACAAGTTTGCAAAACTACATATAGGTGCTAAGATTGTGCCTTGGTCATTGGAAACCAACAATACCAAGATTACCAACTTGGCAATGGAGGCAAAGTGGCTTTCGATGCGCACAATCATCGAAAAGTCGCCCGATGCTGCACCCGACGAAATGGAACGCATCATTGACGAACGTGGCTCTTTGATTCCGCAAGACGGACTTGACAAAGAATCACGTAAGGCGCAAAGCATCGCCAAGAATCGTAGCGACGAGATAATTGACAATCGTGTAAAGACAGGAATGTCATAACTAAAGGAAAGGAGGTCGTTAAACAATGGAATGGGGTGAACTTTTGAATTGGATTCTTGGCATACTTACACTTATAGCAAGTGGCGGCTGGTTCGTCAACTGGCGGGCGCACAAACGACAGGAGGATGCCAAGGCGATTCAGTCAGAGCAAGACATCTACCAAGAAATGCTCACCGACTTGGAAACGCACAACGAAAGGCTTCGTAAGTTCAATGCGGAAATTAGCGATGAATGCGAACAGCTAAGAAAACGTGTTGCCGAGAACGAGAATAAGTTACTTAAACAGGACGACAAGTTACGTGAACAAGAAAAGAAACTTGCCACGCAAGAAAACAAGATAGAGTCGCTTGAGCACCGTCTTGAACTGGTGACCGAAATGATGTGCGGCAAGTCAAATTGCCAACAGCGCACAAGGGTGTTTCTCACCCCAGTGGACGATGATAGCTTTATGACAAGAAAAAACCAAGAAAGGACATGACGCTCATGAAAATTAGTGATAATGGAATAGCCTTGATTAAAAGGTTTGAGGGATGCAAATTGTACGCCTATAGGGATTCCGTTGGTGTGCTGACAATAGGCTATGGTCACACGCGTGGCGTAAAGGCTGGCATGGCAATCACGCAGGCGCAGGCAGAGCAGTTCCTTAAAGAGGACTTAAAGCCGATAGAAACCCTGTTGAACAACATGCACATCAACTTCACGCAAAACCAGTTCGACGCCCTTTGCAGCTGGATTTTCAATCTTGGTGCGGGCAATTTCAACGGCTCCACCATGAAAAAGCGCATCGTTTCGGGTGCTAACGACACGGCTGTTACGGACGAGATGATACGGTGGACGCGTGCTGGCGGCAAGGTGCTCGCGGGCTTGGTCAGAAGACGTGCAGACGAGGCGAACACGTTCCTTGGCCGTACGGTGTACTATGTGAATGGATTAACGATAAAGAAACATTAAACGAGTATGGCAGACATAGCGAATGAGTATCTTGTAAAACGCGGCAGCCAAGACTTTGCCACCATCGCGTCGCTTTTCGAGGGCGTGAGGGTGTTGAAGATAGACGGCTTTACGTCGGTAGGCAAGCCAATCAACATATACACCGCGCAATGGGTCAACGCACAGGGGGAGGACTACATGGTGACTTCCCAAGAGACGATAGACAACGTTGAGTACGATGTCGTTTTCCGCGAGAACGTGGACTTGGCGATAACCTTCATCGTGGGTGACAGGTACGCGCTTCCAAACCACGTCATTGACGTGCGACAGAGACACGATTCGTTCATCGCCTATATGACGGACGGGGAGTTGTACGTCAGGTCTGACTATGCGGGCAGGACGATGCGGTGCGTGTGTCTGAAGGAATACAAGCCTACCACGGAGAAACTTCACCGTCCGAGGGGCAATAACTATATCATGGGCACTATTACCCTGCACACCTTGGACGTAAGGGCTGGAGACGATGACGGCTATGTGGCTAACCCGTACCGTCAGGCATCGGGCGGCGACACGCCATCGCCCACACCGACGAGTACGATATACACCGACAACGTTTACGACCGTGGGCTTACGGCCTACCAGTCGGAACTAAACAGCGTGTTCATACAGCACACAAAGGTGCATCTGCAAGTGGTTGGGACAACATTAATGATAACGACACAATAATAAAAAGAGATACGGAATATGGCAAAGACACTTATAAAGCATGTGTTCGGAAACGTGATGCGGGTGGCAATACCGCTTACGATGCGCATACGCACGATGACGGACGGGCACGAGACGGAGACCGAGTCTGACTTCTATCCGAACCTTGAAAAGCCGATGGAGGTGAGGCTTATGCGCGAGGGCGGCTACACTAAGTCGTACACACCCGATGTCGTTGGCAATGTGATGACCATCGAGGATGATGCGACGCTTCCCATAGGAACGTACCAAGTGACCGTGTTGTGCTATGACCAAGAAAACCGTCCGTGCCGCTATATGGTGCGCGCAATCATACAGGTCGTGTCACCTACTGCGGACGCAGGAATCGAGGCTGGCATTGAGTTCGACACCATCGACTATGTCCTTGACGGCGCGGTGTTCTTCTATGCCAAGGGCGACAAGGGTGACAAGGGCGACCAAGGGTACAGCATATCATCGGTCGAGCAGATAGAGACGTCGCACGAAAGCGGCGGTGTGAACGTCGTACGTGTCAACATCGAGGACGGACGGCACTACGACTTCGAGGTTCGCAACGGCGAGAAAATCCATGCGACCGTCGAGGGGACTACGCTTTTCATCTAATGAATAACAACTAAAAAGAACAGGATATTATGGGAGTTTTAGACCACATCAACTTAGACGGCACTGAATATGACATTCAGGATGCTGGCGCATACCGCAAACCACAAGGCGGCATACCGAAGTCAGACCTTGCCGACGGCGTGAAGGAATCGCTGACCAAGGCCGACCAAGCCGCGCCTCAGTCAAACACCTACAACAAGGGTGAGGTTGACACAAAGCTTTCCGAAAAGGCCAACGCAAACAATGTGTACACCAAGACGGAAGCGGACGAAAGGCTTGCGCAGAAAGCCAACGCGTCGGACGTCAACTCGGCCATCGGAAGCATCAACGCCAAGATTCCGAGAGATGCGTCAAGTGACAACCTACTTGCCACCGAGTTGTTCGTCAATTCAAGCATTTCCACGTCAACGGCAACGTTCCGTGGGACGTACAACTTGGTAAGCGACCTTTCATTGGCCGTCAACGCATCGCACGAGCAGATTGCGACGAAGCTTGGAACGGTCGTGTCGGGTGAGGACAACAATGACTACGCCTTTGTGCAGATACCGACGTCGGCAACCACGCCTACGGTCATTTCAAGTGTGGAACGCTACAAGTACAACGGCACGTCTTGGGCGTTTGAGTATGCCTTGAACAACAGCGGATTCACGGCGGCACAATGGGCTGCAATCAACAGCGGCATCACGTCGTCGCTTGTCACAAAGCTTGGCAATTTGCCGACAAGTGCCGAACTTACCACGTTGTTGAACGGCAAACAGGACGTGATACAGGACTTGCAGACGATTCGCAGTGGCGCGCAGGCAGGTGCGACAGCCGTACAGCCGTCGGACATCGCCGCAACGCCAGATTTCATTGAAGAGGAGATAAGTGCGGACTTGACCGACGAGATTGACCGCATACTTGCCGTCTTGTACCAAGCCTTGACGGATGCAGGCGTCCAGATTACGGCGGCACAGGAGGCGGCGGCACTTGCCAACGCAAAGGCGGCACTTGCACAGCAGGCGGCAACGGACGCGAACAGCGCAGCCGCATCGGCCAATACTGCCGCCGCGAATGCCAACGACAAGGCCGCATTGGCCAACACCAAGGCAGGCTATGCGCAGACTCAGGGCGACTATGCAAAACAGCAGGGCGACTATGCGAAGTCGGAAATCGACGGCGCAAAGGGCAGCTATCAGTCCTTGGATGCAAGGTTTGACGCTATGGACGAAGACCTTTCTGAGGTTTCGGGTGACGTGGATGCCTTGCAGACGTTGGCTGGGAACTTGGATAACGAGGTGGAAGCGGCACGCGGTACATACCAAAACCTTGACGCAAGGCTTGATGCCATCGAGGAAGTGGAGGGTGACGTGACCTTTATCGATGAAGCCGAGGAAACGTTCACGTTCTAATTGCTTGAAACATAAAGAAACAACTTAAAAAATATCAAGATTATGACTACAAAGACAGGTTATTTACAGAAGAAGGGCACGCAGGACACCCTTCTGCCTAAGACTAAATCGACGTTGGTTCAAGATGTAGCCAAGAGCCAAGCACTTAGTCAGACGCTGGTTGATACCCCCGACAAGGATACATTGGGCTATCCTGCATTCTCAACCGTCACCCCATACGCCGTTGGTGACATAGTATATCACACAAACAAGCTTTGGAAGTTCAAGACAGCCCATGCCGCTGGTGCTTGGAACGCAGCCCACGTAGACCCGTATAGCGTAAAGGGTAGCACCGATGCCTTGGAAACCGAAATACAGACTCTCGACGCAAAAAAGGCTGACATCGACGGCAGCTACCCCACGTTGGGTGCTGGCATTGCAGACAACCTCTCAGGCCGTACTTTGGTTGAAGGAACTTTCCTTGAGCGCACTACTGGCGGGGATGCAGAAGTGGCAAACGGTCTTGGGCAGATTACAGAGGTTCAGGGTAACAGCTTTAAGTTTAATCAGCTTGTACAGAATGGGAATTTCGCGGACAACTCTGCTCCGACTGGATTATCGACTGGGTACATTACCCTAACTGTGCAAAACAATGTTGGCCACGGCGTTGTAAGTTCGCCGAATCAGTATTCTGGATTTGAATTCTCTCTTTCCGCGTTGAGACCTGTTGTTGGACATAAGTATATCGTATTCGCCACGCTGAAAGATTATGGTACGGCGCATTTTACGCACGTTGTGTTCGGCGGAGTACAAACTTATATTACAGCAACGACATCTTTTTCTACGGCAAAGTTTATCGTCCAACCGGTTGAAGAGAAGCTTTTGAGATTCTATATCGACACAAGTGAATTATCCGCCGGAGACGATGCTTTTGATGTCAAGAATCTTAAAGTCTTCGACCTTACCCAAATGTTCGGTGCTGGTAATGAACCTTCTACTGTAGAAGACTTTGAGGCATGGCTTGCTGCTAATGTTGGTCTACAGGAATACTATGATTATGATGCTGGTTCTGTTATTAACAATAACATGACTGGTATTGAATCTATAGGCTTTAACCTCCTTGACCCAACAACAGGTAAGGCAGAGATTATCGGAGCCTATAGTGAGGTCTATGGCAACTACTATGGCATAACTGGCACTCATGGCACAGTTACCTTCACAGACAGGCTTGGTAACACATCAACCATCACTCCTGATGCTGACGGAAAGTTTGAGATTGATGTTGCTGGTACGATTAATGTTGCAGACCGTGGTGCTGACTGTGCTGTGTTCCTTTGGTGGGACGGAAATAAGGTTGATTATGAGCCTTATGAAATCCATCAGGCTTATCTTGATGTAACTCATATCTATGGTAAGAAGAATGGTGCTGGTGAACTCGTAAGGGTATGGCCTACTGGTATGCCTAAAGTCAATGACATTGTTGATGCTCTGAAGATTGAGAATGGTGCTGTTGTGGCTAAGAGAGCGATACAAGAGGTTGATTTAGGTTACTTGACTTGGCAAGCCGTAGGTGGTATTGATAATACTTTTAAGGCAAATAAGACCAATTTGGGAATGAAGTGGAGTGGCTACTTAATTTGCCCTAAATATACACAAGGTGGTTCTTCAATGAATGATAAAGAAATATATAACGGTGGTTACTATGGTGCAGACCATTTTGCAATCAAAAATACCGATTATTCTGATGCCGCCACATTCAAGACTGCAATGGATGGCATTCTTCTTTACTTCGAGCTTGCTACTCCTGAAACCTATACAGACTTAGTTTATATGGGTTCTGACCACTTTGTCGATGGTACTCCTGTAACTCTGCCTGTCAATTATATAGAAAACAACTGGGGAGTAGAGAGGATTCTTCCAAAGAACACTTCTGAGGTTAAGACTGCTCCTGCTACGCTTGTATGTAAGTACAGCATTGATGCCGTAGAGGAAATGGATACTATCAACACACGTACTGCTGACATCAATCCTGATACTGTTCCTATTATAAGCAAGGCATTTGCATATCTTAAAGGTGAGATAGACGGTCTTAAACAGCTTCTTACCAATGAAAGAACTCTATTGAGAGTACAGACTGTTGATTCTGTTGAGTACTATCAGTATGGTGTTCCTTTTGCACTTATATCTACTGTGGCTGGTGCTCCCTCTGCTGCTAATGTCCCAACCAACTGGGATAACAGCACTATGGGTATATGGACTGGTGTTCCAAGGTTTGTAGGACAGGTGTATATTGACCAAGCTACTACAGGAACTAAGGTTTATCTTGCCACAAAGGTGACTAATGCAATTTCGGATTGGGTTGTTCTAAATTAATATTAACTATTAAAAAGATAAGACTATGATAGTAAAATATACAAACAAGGCTGCTTATGATGCAGCAGGCAAGCCTACTACTGAAAGTAGGGTTGCATTGATTGACAGTACAGACGAGATAAAGGTTGATGGTATCAATATTGTTACAGAGACTCCTATGTGTGGTGATGCAATCTATCATGATGGCACTAAGGTTGTGTTTTTCAAGGGAGGTGACCAGCTTAACCATAGCCTGCTTGCTTCACAAGGATTTACCAAAGTTGGTGCAGTCGTTGGTAAGGTAGGTGATAAGACTCTTGGTATTCATGTTGATGCTCAAGGTAATTTTAAATGGTGTGATTGTGTACAGCATGAAATCACAACCGTTAGTTCTACAAGCATAACTATAAAGCTTGCAATGGCAGGTGATTATGCTAATCCTGTATCAATTCCAGTAACACTCACTTCAGCTGAGATTAATGCAACATCTGCAAGTGAGATAGCCACTGCCATTGAAGCTGCTGGAAACACTGGTTATGTAGGTTACGACAACCATAAGTGGTGGGCTTTCTATGATGAGGACAATAGTAGGATTATTGTTCAGAACGATGCTTCTGCTGACTATAGGCAATACTCTACCGCTATTGGTGGTACTGGTAGTAATATTACTGGCCAGCTATGTGTCTATGGTGATATGCCCGCTAACAGCACTCTATTCAGAAAGAATGGATACAGTGCTTCTTATGGTGGCATGAGCTATGATAAATTCTACAGTTATTATAGTGTCAGTGGAAAGACCCCTACAAGTAATATGACAGCTGGCGGTGATGTTGTGAACGAAACCTCTTTCAATACCTCACAGTATTGTGCAACCCTTCGTGAGCAATTTACCACTTATGCTAATTATATTGCAAATTGCATGGTAATGTTTCCACAAAAATATGGCTGCTTTAATCTTCCTGATGGTAAAACTCTTACTTACAAGTATGGTGATGATACATTTACCAAGAAGGATGGCACTATTGCTTATAAGTATCCTGCCATGCACTCTGCAAAGACTGTAGGGTTTAGTGATATACCTAAGATAGATGTTGGTGATTGGTATCTACCAGGAGTAAATGATGGTATGATGTTTATGCCTGACGATAAAAGAGATATTATAAGTGCTACTATAGGTAAGATGGGTGGTACTCAGATTACTAATTCTGTCTCCCGATGGTTTTCGCAGAGGTATTACAGCAATAATGCTTGGTTTTTCAGTGGAGCGTATGGTTCCTTGAGCACCAACGGTGTGGGTAACAGTTTTCGTGTGCAGGCAGTTGTGCTTTTATAATTAACCCTTAATGCTTCCTATCCCATCCCCGAAGGGGTGGATAGGAGTATAAAGATAGTATGAACTATAGAAAATATAAGGATTATGATGGGTATCTACAAGATTATTCAGTAAATGCAAGATTAAACAGAAAATATCATTTAAACATAAAGAAATATAAAAAGTACAGTTATGGAACATGCAACAATAAGTCAGTTACAAAATGGGCTTTATGAGATTAAACCCGACGCAGGTTATGAAGTAAGAACTATAACAGGCAACAGAAGCTATGGTGTGGTTCAGACAGATGATTTATCACAATACTACATTGCCGAGAAGGGAGTCACACCTACACCCACACCGCCAGCACCAGAGCCTACAGACCCGTTGGAGAGGGCAAAACAGAGAAAGATAGCAGAGATTACAGCCTATGACAAGTCTGCCAATGTGAACTCTTTCTATCTTGGTGATGCCATCATGTGGCTTACGGTTGATGAACGTCAGCAGATTGCCACACAGATTAGTGCCAACGAGGCTATTGGTAGAGAGTATATGGGCAAGTGGTTTGGAGGCCAAGAGTTCGCATTCCCTATTGCCTCATGGAAACAGATGCTTGTTGCTCTTGAGGTGTATGCAGGTGATGCACTCAATGTCACTGAGGCTCACAAGGCTGCTGTAATGGCACTTGAGAGCATAGGGGCTGTGGAGAGTTATGACATAACTGTCGGGTATCCAGAGAAGCTTAGGTTCTAAGCCTATGACAAGGGAGGAATATACAAGGATGGTTTGGGAGGAAACCGTGCAGAACGGCGGTTGCTTTGGTCGCACGCTAATGCTTATGGTCATTGCCGTCGTGTTCTGCATGGCTTTCACGTCCTGTGCCACACGCACAAAGATTGAGTACCGCGACCGTGACGTGTACCATTACGTCACAAAGGTGGAAAAGGATACGGTGACGGAACGGGTGCATGACAGCATCTACATACACGCCAAAGGAGATTCGTTTTTTGTTGAACGGTGGCACACCAAGTACGTGGATAGAATCGTCTTGCGCACGGACACTATGTGGCGCGACAGCATAGTTACCATACGTAAAGAGACGACAAAGGAAGTTGTTAAAGTTCCAAAAATATACAAGTATTCTTTAATTATTTCAATTTTAGTTATTATCTTTGCAACCATAAAGTTACTAAGATGGCTACGGGTGATACATTAGGGCTGAACAGGACGTTCCCGATATACTATGACGATGACGGCACTAAGACGCCGTTCCATGACCTCGTATTAAAGAAGGCCACGTTCGACAGCGTGGTCATGTCGCTTGGTGACAAGATAACTGGCGACGTCTACTACAAGGACAACACGCTGGCTGTCACGATGCGTGAATACATCGAGTTCAAGTGGAACCCCGACGATGAAGAGGAGGTTCCCACAAGGTTTGTGCTTGTCAATCCTCCCACGATAGTACGCGAGGGCATGGCGTCGGACAATGTGCAGCTGAAGGGAATGACCAAGTACTCGTTCACGTTCTACCATCCGATGTACATGTTGGGCAATTTCCCGTTCACCGACGTTGCCGTGACGGATAGCCAGAAATACTATCTTTCCGAGAATAAGACCTTCCAGTGGGTGGGCAACTTTGTAGACCTTGCCACAAAGCTCAACAAGAACCTTGACAACACGGAATGGTACGTTACGATTAATGTCGCGTCGGGCGTGTCTTATGACATATACAAGCTTTCCGACGTGATGACGTTTGACAACCAAACCGTTGCCGAGGTCTTGAAACGAGCCTACGAGACATGGGAAGTGCCGTATATCATAGACAACGCAAATCCTTGGGACAACGAATATTCGGAAGGAAAGCTTTATAGGATAGTGTTCGGATTGCCCAACCAAGAGATATTCAGTAACGTCGGCGGGCAATATGTGCCTTTCGTGTTCCATTTCGGTAAGGGCTTGGGCTTGAAGAACAACTCCCGCACACCACGGAACAACAAGATTGTCACGCGCATAGCGGGCTACGGAAGCGAGGACAACATACCGTACGGCTATCCGCAGATTCCTTGGTACGGAAACCCCGACTGGGACTACACCATAAACAACAGCGGGGAAGACCCCGACAGCTATCCGCTGTACATGGGCATCATGGGCGGTAGGTACGTGAAGCTTATCAAGCACCCGTTCACGCGCAACCACCTGATGCCATCGATATACGTCGAGACGTTGTTCAACAGGCTCAGTCCGTACCTTGCAAGCGGCGCGACCAACCCCAACTACGACCCCGACACAAAGCTTATAGACTACTACGACGCCATAGACACACAGGACGAGACTTGGGACAACCCCATAGTGCCGTCCGAACCGTCATACGAAATACACGAGTTCGGGGACATCAAGCCCGAACTTGGAGAGATACGGCTTTTGGACGTGACGTCCTATGACAACAGCATGATGGACGCCATATCCCAAGTGGCTTTCCTCGACTTGCTTGACGGATATTACAGCGAGTCCGAAAACGAGGACGAAAAGGATGCGATTAAGGCACTGAAAGAGTCTTTCCTTCAGAACGATTCCGACGAGCAATGGAGCAACCAGACGCGAACCACATACCAATACGACTGGCGTTTCCATAGCGACGGCTATTTCAAGTACGTCACGTTCAAGTCTACGATACTGAACTTCGAGCACACCGTACTGCTTAACAACTCCGTTATCCCCACGCCCGACTGGGACGATTCTATGGACGATGACGGCAACTACGTGCAGTCGTACTTCAGAATGGTTCTTCCCGCGCTTGGGTTCGACCTCTATGCCTGTGCCGCAATCACGCAGAAAATGTCCATATACATGCGCAGCGGTGCTTGCATAGGCTGTACGTTCCCCGTTGCCGTTGACTGGGAGGACTACAAGCGCAACTTCTACAACGCTGATGGCGAGTTCGACCCCGTTATCCATAATCCGAATTTGGAAGAGGATGATGGCCATGTTCGCGATGGCGATAAATACCCCGATAGCACGTCCACGTCCATATCCGTTGTGGTGAAGAAGGAGAACACTACCTTCGGCAAGCTGATGCCGAACATATACCAGCAGCCGCACGGAGAATCGCTTGTCGGCGCGAACGATGGCGACAAGTTCGTTATCTTGGGCATATCGTTGCCGCAAAGCTACGTCACGGGTGCTGAGAAAAGGCTTGACGCGGACATGCTGCAGTACATGCACGACAACAACGTGTACTACTACGACTATCCGCTGAAGTTCGACGAGCATTTCCTTGCAAAGAACGCCAACATACTTGCACAGATGCGACCGAACGTAATCGCGAGGTTCGAATACTGCGGAGTGGTTCACGCCTTGTACATCAAGCAGCTTACCATAAAATACGGTGACAAGCCGTTGCCCGAATACAACATCACGCTCACCGATGACATAGAGATTGTGCTGAACCCGATAGGTCAGGTGACAAGCGAAGTGTCAAGCCTGCGCCTTTTGATGGGCGAGGGCGGTGTGGGCGCGGTGAACGACAACCGCTACCTGCGCAAGGATGTTGACGATACGGCACAGGGCTTGATACGGCTTATACGCGGCCTGCAGGTCGGCGAGCGCTATGTCACTGGGCTGTTGGGCGAGGGCGGCATATTCCGCATGGACGCCGACGGACGGACTTATCTTGAGTGCGACCGTATGTACGTGCGCGTAAAGGCTTACTTTGATACCGTCGAGGTTCGCAAGTACAAGCACAGCGGTGGCAACCGTGTGGCATCGCCTGCGGGAATGAACTGCTCGCGCGTCGAATACTACACCTCGAACGGCGTGCTGACGAACGACGCAAGCGAGGCAGATTTTTTCCGCTGTTTCTTCCGAGCCGATGACAACGGCAAGAAAATCACCAACGATTTTGAGGTAGGCGACCTCGCGTGCTGCGAGGAGACGAACGTGGACTCAACAAGCCTCCAGCAGCATTACTATGCAAGGCTTGTGACAAACGTAAGCCAAAGCCCTATCAACGAGGAGCACTACATAGACCTTTCGAATAGGCATGACGCAAACGGGAACCCCCAAAATGTCACGATTACCGTCGGACAAAACTCCTATACGTATCTGAGTTTTGACACGGGTTCGGAACCTCCTATTGCACAAGATGACATTGTACAAATGGGTAACATCTGGGACACCACGCGTCAAGGTGCAATAGTGGAATTTGTAAGCGGCGAAAACGCCCCGTCTTATCAGATATTCCAAGGCATCAACACGTACAACCACAACGGAAACATGTACATATCCCTTGGTTACGATTCGTCAACGGCACGAGCCTATATGAACGTCTACGGCGACATGTATGTGGGTGCAATACCAGCACAGGGTGAAACGGAAGGCAGTACATATATTCACTACACACAAGGCGACGGTACGCTGCTTAATCCTCCGAGGCTGAAGATAAAGGCTATCCTTGACATTGGAAGTATGGTTGATGACAACGGTACGGAGATACCGCTTTCACAATTCGTAGAAAATAACCGCGTCTTTGGTACAGGGCTTGGAAATGTTGACGCTAACGGCTATCCCATACCGCCTTACAAGAAAGGTGACTTGTGGATAAACGCCAATTACACGCCTCCGTCGGGGCAAACGTCACCAAAATACGAAAACGAGATACTTGTATGTGAGCGTGATTCGGGCGTAGACGCACAAGGCAATCCAGTGTTTAGTATTGGTGACTGGCAACTTGCCTCGGACTACAACGCGTATCGCTATCTTACGGACGTGCTTAAAGCCATGACGGGAGGCACTACGCAGATTGCTGGCGGTCTTGTGCTTTCTTCTATGGTGGCGTTGCGCGACACGGCGGCCACACCGAATATATGGAGTGGTATTAGCGGAATGTACAGTGCCAGTTCGCGCGGCTATGGCGTGGCCGCATGGTATGGTGGCGACCCGATAGACAAGGAATCACTCATAGCCGACTATCAAAGGAATCCCCCTGCAGGTACTACGCTTGAACAATATCTTGCAAGCTACCGATACGCAAAATCACTGTTCCGCTTTGACGGTTCGGGTTATGTGGCCGACGGAAACATATCATGGGACGCTTCAGGTGAACTGACGGTAAAAGGTGATACGGTCAAGACCTCTTATCTGTATATTGGCAATGACTTGATAGACTTCTCTGAATACTTGAAGGTTTCGGACGCGGCGAGCAACTATGTCGCAATTGATGTCTTTGAGGCAATGTTCAACGCTTTCAATTCGAGCGACACGAAGATAAACGTTGCCGACATACAAGCACTATCTGGAAGCGCAAGGACTGCGGCGCTGGCCACCATAAACAACATCAAGGCATTGAAGGCTTTTTGGTCTATGCAATCCCTTGCCGCGTTCGGTGCTTCGTCGGGTAGCGGCGGTGGCGGTGGTGTTACTTTATACGAACCGTTGCTTTCCATCAACAACATAAATAATGCGCCGACGGTTGCCTGTGTGCTGGCTTACAATGGCTCTTCGTGGGGGTACAAGCCTCTTAATGAGTTTACGACAACCGTTGACTGGAGTGACATTCAAAACAGGCCATCGACACAATCGCTTTTCGGTAACGACTACTGGACTTCGGGTTCTCCTGTAAGCGTCGGCACATCGACTACGCCCGCAGCGTTGAGCTATGTGACCAACATAGACTCGTTGCTCTATTTCGACACCACCAACAGTCGCGTAGGAATCAATACTGGAAGCAGTTCTATTTCAATGGAGGGCACACTATCCGTAGTAAAGAGCGGAAGTGATTTTGCCATTGACGCAATCGGACAGTTAAGGCTTAAGTATTCTGCCACATCAAGCGTCTATCAATATGTTTCCATTGGCTGCCTTAGTAGCACGACTACAGAAACATCTACACCGTTCATACGTTTCAGAGACCCGCTCAACAACCTTTCGGACGTAGCCTCACTGCAAGTGGTAAGCACAAGCGGGACGATAACGGGATATAACCTTGTACTTAGCGACAATACCCGACAGACGAGAATCCTCGGAACGTCCGTTCGTCTTTATGCCACCAACTCTGGCGGTGGCTACAGCCCTTGCCTACACACATGGTCTGGAGGCAGGGTTTATATACAAGGCAACCTTAACAATAAAGATGAGGTTGACACCGCAAACTGCGACCTCGGTGTTGACAACTCGCTGTTCGTAAAGAAGATATACCTCTACAAGCCAAACTCTAACAACGACACAAACGCCATCTATTTGACCATTGACAACGGCTTGGTCAAGCTGAACGGCTCGTTCTTTGCCACGGGAGGCGTAAGTGCGTTGGGCATGAACACAAGCAGTTCTGTGCTTGTGCTGAGTGATATTGTGAACAGCCTTAACCAGTCCTCGCTTGCCGCACCGACATCGAACGTGGCAAACAGCGCACTTGTGTGGACGGGCGCGGAATGGGCTTATTCCGTGAACACCACGATAAGGACAAACCAGTTGACATCGACTGGCTCCATTGTGTCATCTAACGACTTGCAAGTAACGAATGGAAAGGCCATTATCGGTGGCAGTTCGGTTGACAGCAACTATCGGTTGAAGGTTGTGGCGAACAGCGTAACGGTAAGCAGCGTTACAACGCTCTACGGCATCCTTACGACGGGTCTTATAGAGGCTACAGGCTACAAGGTTACGGGGAGTGATGATACATACGTTCTCCTTGCTGGCGGTGGTACGGTGGCACTCAGTAGTATCGGTGGTGGTAGCGTGGATAGTATCTCGCTTACAAGTGGTGGCACAAGCCTTACCCCAACGAATGGCGTTATCACTTTCCCAGCCGCTACAGCATCTGACTATGGTATCATAAAGGTCTCCAATGTTTTGACTTCATCTCCAAATATCATTTCGGAAACGGGGAGTGTAGCAAGATACTACGCGGTACAACTTAGGGCAGACGGGAAAGCGTTTGTGCATGTGCCTTGGGAAAATACGGATAATGACACAAAGAATACAACGGGTACAGGCGTAACACAATCTTCATCTAATTTTTATCTTGTTGGCGCAAGCACAGCAAGCGCAGATGGCGTTCAGACGTACACGCAGGCCAACTGCTACATGAAGAGTGGGCTTTTGTATAGCGGTGGAAATAAAGTGGCTACTGAAACATGGGTAGGCAATCAAGGGTACTTGACAACATCTCCTAATTCGCTTGCCGTAACAACAAATATTTCTGTTGGTGGCAATATTACTCCAACTACCACAAATTCATCATATCTTGGTTCATCGTCCTTAAAGTTCAAGACGCTTTATGTTTTCGATGTTAGCGCAAGTGGAAATATAGCAGCTGCTGGCACTTTGTCCGTAACAGGCAAAAGTACGCTTACTGGTAACGTAGGAATTGGAGGCGACCCCGATGATAGTACCTATAAACTAAAAGTTAACGGTCACGCATACCTTGGTGTGGATACATATCAAGTATGTATAGGTTCGGATAACATTCAAAGTGGTTACAAACTTTATGTCAACGGAACGACAAAGTTTGATGGCAATGTAGGGATAAATATAGCCCCCGACAGCGGCACTACTTACAAGTTAAAGATTGACGGAAATTCCTTTGTGAAAGGAAAGATTTATTTCTATGTAGATAGTAGCACGACTATTAATATGGAAAAATATACGCTTCCGAGTGGCAATTACCTTAACGTCAACGCCACTGGAATTTGCGTCAACGGTTCTGTGATTTCTTCTGATATGAGAAAAAAGAATATTGCTGGTGACATTAACGATTTAAATATTAATAGTATTGCGTCTGCACCTGTCTTTAACTTTACGTGGAAAGACAAAGACTATGGGGATGGAGTGCATGTTGGCACATCCGCTCAATATTGGCAAAATGTGTTGCCAAACACGGTGCTTGATATGGGAGAACGTGGTCTTACGTTGGACTATAACGCTATTTCTATTGTTTCCGCCGTCATCACCGCCCGCAAGGTGGTTGACCACGAGAAGCGTATCAAGGAACTTGAAAGCGAGAACGAGATTTTGAGAAAAGAGTTGGAACAGTTAAAATCAGCGTGATATGCCATACAACAGAAGCACAGGAAAGATTACGGTAAACCCGCCATCAACAGGGCAGACAAATCCGCTTGGTGTTGACATCGTGGACATTATGCAAGCCACAGGTTGCAACGTGCCCGACTTGGGCTATTGCATTCTCTATGGGACAATCAACATCTGGTCGAAGTTCAAGCCCGTGTGCTACAACAGCAGGGACACGTCAGACCAATGGAACTTTCAGCAATTAAAGTGGAAGGATAGTGCTAATTGGTACATGGGGTTAAGCAGTCAGCTATACGGCATCACGCCGAGAAGTATGGACTTTTCTGGTTGGAACGAATCAACGTTTATAGGCTACTACGATGGAGGTTTAAACGGATGGACTTACACAAAGCCAAGGGGTATCTTCACCATATCGGGCGTACAATATCCGTTCCGTGAGACTGACTTTGCAGGCTACAACGCAAAGGCAATTCCACCAGTGGACTATCTCAGCGTTCCCGCAAAAACATCAGTAGGCGAAGGTTTGTATATAAGAGTGAGTGCCGCCATAAACCTTGACGGTAGCGGCTATGACAGCATCTCGCTCGCAGACTTGAACGTCGTAGGCTCTGGCACAAACCTTTATTTCGGTGCGGTATTCATAGCCAACGACTCAAGCGCAAGTCCAAGGACACTCCTTGTAACTTCCGACTCCGTAGGCGGTGATGTGTTAAAGGCGCAAACGTCTGGCACTATGCTGCAAAAAGGAAAGACTTACAAGGTCTATCCGATACTTAGCACTCGTCAGGGCGTTATCTCTAATGACATATACGTCACTCACGGCGAAACACGCTACACATGTCCTAACTGTCCTGTACTGGAGACTATGGCAGTTGACAAGACAGACCAGCTTGACATCGACTTGGATATAGTCGCTATGCTGACACAGGCATACACCTACAATTTCCGTGTGATAAACAACAATGGTGCAGATATGCTGAACCTTGCATACGCATACAATCAGTCGTCATCTACGCAGCCGTCATCGTTTACAAACTGGCCTGTAAGCACAACCGTCGGCGCTCACTCGGTTTCAAGCACGTTAAGGATTCAAAACCTACAGACGGCAAACACATACATGTGGATAAGGTTTACTTACGGGTTATTGCAATACTACAAATGCTTTGGCCCCATATCGCAGTACACCCCACTCAGTCCAGCATCACAAGTAACAACATAACATCACAATAAACAAAAGAAATTATGAAACAGACTATCAAAACAGAAAAGATTCTTGCCGCTTACAAGGTAATATCAATGGCAAAGTATGCAAAACTCGAGGATAAAGACAAGGTAAAAGTGTGGAAGATAGCCCGTGCGCTGAAACCCTTTGCCACCAAGTTCGACGAGGACGCAAAGGATGCCGCAGACAAGCTAAAGCCCACAGAGGACTTTGCCGAGCGTTTACAAAAGGCACAGGACTACGAGCGCATGATAAAGGAGCCTAACCTCGATGCGTCGAATCTACCTATGGGTGCTGCTGAATACGGGGCATTCGTAGTGGAGTTTCAGAAGTACAACTTGCTCGTAGGCAAGGCTATCAAGGAGTTTGCCGACAAAGAGGTGAAACTGGACTTCGAGCCCCTTACAGAGGATGCATTCGGCAAGTTAATAGCATCGAACGATTGGACTATGGAGCAGACTATCGAGATAGGAGCCCTTATTGTTGAATAACCCCTTAAAAACGTAGAATCATGGAGTACAAGAAACCACTTTATTTTATCTTGCTCGCCCTTTGGCTTCTCGGTCTCGTGGGCGGCGTTGGCTACACGCTCTACTGTGGCGCATATCCCATAGCCATAGGCGTGGCCGTTAACGGATACCTTTCATTTGACAAAGTGAAGGAGATGTTCGACTACATCAAGTTGTAGGTAACACAGCACAGTCTATGGACTGAAGCCTTTTTTCAACGAAGGCGGTGACATCGTGATGGTGTTGCCGCCTTTTTTGTTTGTTCACACCTTGTTTTGGACATCAAAAAGTCCACGATTGATTTTCTTTCTTTGTGTCGTATATTTGCACCGTGTAACGTTACAACATTAATTTCCATTAAGTTAAACAACAAAAAAAGAAAGGAAAAAAATATGGCAGAGATTTATCAGTTGCCCGAGAACGGCAACAACAACGGAGGATTTGGTAACATACCTTTCTCTATTCCCATTGGCGGCTTTGGCATGGGCGGTGGTCTTTTTGGCGGCAACTACGGCATGAACGGGATTGCTGACTTGTTTGGACTGGCTATCATTGCTTCAATGTTCGGCTGGAACAATGGCGGATTTGGCAATGGAGGCTTTGGCGGAGGAAACTCAGGCGCGGCTTTCTTGGCTAATCAGCTGTCGAACGATTCGGGTCGCGAACTTATTATGAACGCAATCACCAATCAGGGCGAGGCATCACGCACGGCTATCCAGACTTTGAGCACGATGCTTGGTCAGGACTTTAACCTCGTCAACCAAGGTGTTCAGACTGTTCAGAACGCATTACAGTCACTTGCATTACAGCAGGCCGTAAGCGTGCCGCAGGTTATCAACGCTATCCAAAGTGGTAATGCATCAATGATTAGCGCATTTGAAAAGTGTTGCTGTGAGAACAAGCTGCTTGTGACACAACAGGGTTATGAAAGCCAGATTGCAACCTTGAATCAGACTAATCAGCTCGGTTCACAGGCAGACCGCAATACCAATTCATTGCTGAATGCTATCAACGCACAGACCGTTGCAATGAACGACCAGTTCTGTGCAGCCCGCGAGCGTGACATGCAGGCAAAGATTGACACGCAAGCAGACATCATAACTCAGCTTCGTGGTCAAATCGACAACGCAAACCAGACTGCTCAGATTACGGGTTATGTTAATTCACTGATTGCTCCATTGCAGGCAAAGGTTACGGAGATTGCCGACAAGCAGCTTCCTACCGTACCCGTTCAGTGGCCACAGATTCAGGCCGTGAATACCACACCTTACATGGGCGGTTTCAATGGTTTCTACGGCAATGGATTCGGCGGTAGCGTAGTGTTCTAATGATTTAAGGATAGGAGGTTAAAGGCATGATGTGTTTAAACAATATAACAACGAATGCTGGTGGTATTCCTTTTATCAATTCCACTAACATCACCGTCGGCACGGAAAGTGTTGACATTGCACTTGGTTTCCGTCGCATCCAACCAATAGGATATTTCACGGTGCGGCTTACGGACGCAATACCTGAGGCTACAACGACAACGTTACCAGTTACTCTTTCGATGAACGGGGTGACACGTGCGTTGACCCTTTTTGACGGAACACCTGTCACCGTTGCCGAACTTATCGGCGGCACTGGCGTGTTCCTTGTGTTCAACAACCGATTCGACAATATCTTGCAGTTGATGTCGCGTACAACCGTTTAACTTAGTAATTAACAATAAAAAGTAATTAACAATGGATTTTTCATCACTCGGACAAGGTAGTCCTTTTTATATTCTCCGCCAGGGAGAAAAGCCGATTCTTGAAGTCGGCACAATAAAGTCAAAGACGCAGCCGCATGTAAAGTTTCCAACGCAGACTCCGAACCTTATGACAGGATTGCAGACACAACAGGTTATTGATGTGACCGCAACCGTCAACGGTAAGGACGAAACGTTTAACGACATACCATTGGGCGTTGAGATTGCCGCAAAGGGTAATGTAACATTTAGTGGAAGTCGCGAAGCGATGCTACAGGCGGTTGACACCATGTTACAGACGTCGCGCAAGGCTTTAGACCAAATACCTTACCATAAGGGTGTCATTGCGGAATCTGAAAAGATGCTTGAAGTATTGAATCCGCGTTATGCAGAGGAAAAGAAACAAGCACGAACGATAAGCGACTTAGAGAAACGTCAGGCTGCTACCGACGAGAAGTTGGACAGTATCTTGAAGATATTACAGAAACTGGACTCTCCTTCTCCGAGTGGTGTTTAATCCTTTAAAACAAAGACGACTATGGGATATATTTTTGTAGACAAGGAAAGCGACGGCAAAATGCGTAACGACATGCGCCGTTCGATGCGTGGCGGCTACCGTCACGACGGCTACGTGCCAATGATGCACGGCGGTACGGGTTCTTACGAACACGGCTACCGTGTAGGCTACAAGCACGGTTGGGAGGATTCGGAGGACGATATGGACGAGGAAATGAACATGCGTCGTGCCCGTGATTCAAGAGGCCGTTATATCTAATTAAAGCAAATGGGGGAGATTCTTGAATAAGGGTTTCCCCTATTCAAAGTTTAACGTCAAAAATTGAATAAGGATTATGGCAAATACAATGATGAACTATTTAATACCCGAGGACATGGAACAATACTTGTCATACTACGGTTGTCATTTCAATAAGTTGCTTTGTGAATTTGCAATATCGAAGATGCGCCGTGACGACAAGGTGAAGGGTACGTTGACAAAGATTACGCCTGTGACGATAGAGGAATTGAAAACAATGTTAGAGAAATACAAGGTATCGATAGACACGAACGAACAATACGATGCCTTGTATTTGGCAAACATGGTCAAGGCCGACTTTTGGGGTTCGTCCATCGAGGACGAGGAACACATGGTGCGGTATATCCAAGACGTTCTTTGTGACCCCGACGGATGCGACGGACTTGTTTTCTGCCGTTTCCTTGGCGATTGCTCGTGTAAAGGCGTTATCATCTTTTGGGAACAAATGATACATTCGGCATGGTAACAAAGTACATTGATATTGATGGCAAATGGGGCGTTTTGATTTCTTATGATTTCGATATGCTTGATTGGGATGACATTGCCGCCGTCCTACATTCATTTGGCCTAAATGAAAGAAAGATACAACGTGCAATACGTGTACTTTCTACACCAAATAGCGGATTGGCCGTTTCAAACGATGAAATACGTATGACGGCTATCTATGTCGGCAAAAGCACATCAAGGGCGCAATTTTGGAGTACCGTTGTGCATGAATTGAAACATGCGGCAGATGCTATCATAGATTATTATGGCGAACCTTTAGACGGCGAATCGTCGGCCTATACAATCGGGTACTTGATGCAAAGGGTGGTAGAGGAAATTGCCATACCTTGCAAATAAGGCGTTTTAAGTGCGTTTTGTGTCGTTGCTGGATAAATTGACGTGTTGGTGGTATAAAACGGCCATAATGGCCATAAAAACACCAACACGTTTTTAATCAACAGGTTTCCAAATATATTCTTTGTATTCCCTTGTTTTACCAATGTAGCAGTTATAAATACCGCTATAAGATATGCCTGTGGCTATGCTGGCCTTATTTATACTGGGGAACACATTCAACAATATACCATCTTTAGTATATTGGGCAACCTTTTTCTTATGTTCTTTTTCGCGTTTTAACCACGTAAAATCATCAAGCCACCCTCTGTCTTTTGAATACCTAAAAACCCTTTTTTCATTTTTATAGAAAGAATTAAGTGATTTGTATTTCTTTGCAATTTCTACACATTCCTCATACGTTCTAACTCTTTTAACGTTTATGATTCTCCCGTTTAACCAATAAAAATTAGACAAGAAACCTTTTCTAATAGACCTTTCGTAAGCATAAGGGGCGTATTTTTTAAAGTCACCAACATTACTATATTTTATTGCTTCGTTGTAACATTTTTCAAAATCCCATTTTGCTTTAGGCTTTCCAGCAGAGACATGTATGCCCGTTTTTGCTATGTTTATTAAATTCCACCCTTTCTTTTTAGCCGCACCGCAATAAAAACTTTCCATTTTTATTCCATCTTCTAAACTAACATTTCTTTCAAGGATGGTCATTCTTGGTATTTCTACAGAATTAGTTTGTGAAAACTTGAATACAGCAGAATCTTTATCTGTACGATGTTGCTTGTCTCGCGCAATCAAATTGGTTGTTCTACCAATATATACACTTTTCAAGTCTTGAAAAATATACGCATAAACGTTGTCGAAGACGAAATTTTCATCCTTGTAAGCCCAATCCAAAAGAGACATTGCCTTTTCTATTGTGTTCGCGTTGTCTTTCTCACGCAAGAAAGAATTATCTTGCTCTTTGAGTTTAGAAAACAAACTTGTGATTACGTTTTCATATAACTCCATTTTTTGTACGTCGTCCATATTTTTGTCGAAATTAAAAATGTCGAAAAATTGCAAGGTGGCAGGGCTTTCGACTTACCTTTTCGGTCGGCTCATGACTTCCGACCTATCCACTTTGCAAAGGTACGAACTTTATTTTAAATATGCAAGCATTTAACAAAATTTACGACGGGTAGAAACACCAAAGGTTTTTAAAAGTTTCGCGAACCATTAGGTTGCAAGCATCACTGGGTATGTAATTACAGATAGCAAAAGTCTTATTCAAATCCAATTTCATTTTCGATAATTCGTTCTGAATAAACTCTTGCCCAGTCATAAACAGCAATTCCGTGTTCGGTGCTTTAAAATACTCGAAATGAAAGTCTTTGTCAAGCCACACAGGTTCTATTGCAATGTGTCTTGCATGTGATTGGAACAAATAAGATTGCGAATTGTACGCACAACCTATGTCGATGACTGTCCAATGCTTTGGAATCATCTTAGACAAATAGTAATACGTCGCACCACCACACATACAACTCGAGGCATCAATCTCTGCCGACGCATCCGATTTCATAACACGTTCGATTTCCTTTTTTGGTATCAACGACCATACGTAGTGCATGTAATCCGTAACGACTGGGTTTAGAATCATTTCGGGATTGACGCGCTTAACGACAATGCTTTCTTTGCTTTTAATCCAATTGCCGTACTTTTGCATGATAAACTGGATATTGTCTTTAGCGTGTTTCTCGCTATTAAAGAATCCCAATAGATATTGGTCTTCGTTATTCTGGTCTTGTTTTACAAGTTTCCACGATTTATCTTTTGTTTCTTTCATAACGTTTTCTCCATTTTTGAACTTTTGTTAATGTGAAACTGCTTGGTGGTATAAGAACCATATCGCCCTTTGTAATTATTGGCTTACCCGAATTACAAGATTTTCCTTGAAATTTACTTTGCTTTTCCATCCTCGTAATCGTCCAATCTGTTATAATATTCGTTCGTCAACCATCCGATAAGATAGGCATAAGCCTCGCCGTCGGCATCAAGTACAACACCAGCACGTTTCAAGATGTTGTGTGTGGCATGAAAAATCTCGTGTGCAACAGTTAAGTCTTTGCGTTCTTGACCTTTCCGTATGAATACAAACACGTTTCCGTTGTCAAGCTGCGTAGTTAATCCATTGCAAGAGTTCTTGTCTGCAATATCCTTGCGTATCAGCTTATATTCCTCATCCGTAATCCTTGTTACATTCCGATAGTACAAGTCATCAAATTCTTTCTCGTCTATGCCTACGGCAAATACGATGCAATTCAGGTAGATGTCTATGTTAATTGTTTCTATCATAGCTTTGACGGATTAGGATAGAAACGGCGCTCGTTTTCCGACCATTTATACACTTGGCGGCAATGTGGGCAAATGCAGTCAATGCCAGCATGTGCCTCGAATTCATGGTTACAAGCCGTGCATAAGGCATTAAAGGCATCATGGATTTGTATAAAATGCTTTTGAAAAGTGTCGCCACTATCCAATGCGCCTTGTTCGTACATCATCTTGATAAGCGAAATCACGTCCTTTACGCTTGCATCGTCAAGGTTGTCGGCACTACCAGCACGATTATGCAATAGATTAGCCAACAATTGCTGAACGTCCGAGCCGCTGAACTTGTAGTCCTCCAACGTGGACGCCGATGCTTGCACGTCCGACTGGTAGTTTTCCTTTAGGAAGTCATAGATATGTCTGCATTCTTGTTGGTTCAACATCACGTCGGCATCTTTGGTGAACCTTGAAAGATATTCTTGCTCTTCTTCGGTACCAGTTTCACGAACAAAATTCTCTCGGTCGTAAATCATGGCGTAGGCCGTCTGTGGGTCTTCGCCAAGCACGACTTGTGCCACAAAAAGATATTGCTTAACGTCAAACGTTACACCACGTGTAAACAACACGTTTTTACAATCCAAATAGTTGAGCATTTTCCTGTTATTTATCCGTTATAGTTACTTTACCCTTTCGTTCATAGATTACTTCACGAAACACCCATTGCGTACGGCCTTGGCGCGAGTTGTGGTCGTAAATCTTGTTGACCATAAGCTTACGGCGCAAGATGTAGTCTGGTAGTTCTGCTGTCATCTTGGATTTGAATTCCTCGACAATAATCTTGCCGTTTTCCTTGTATAGGAAATCGCAATGATAACGTGCCTCTTGTTCTACAACGCGCTCGTCCCAACGAACTTTTGTCTTTAGTTGTTTTTTGACAAGCTTGATGACTTTCTTGATGATTCGAAAACCTTGTTGCAAGCGCAGATGGCTAATTTTCCCCTCACGTTGTAAGTGTAGCAACAGTATATACCTGTCTCGTTCATAGCGACTATCAAAAGTGATGCCCTTGAACACTACCTTTGATGCACCATACTTATTGTTGTCTCTTGAATTACCGAAACGTTTCATTGCAACAAATCGACGTATTTGGTTTTCTTTAATCCTATAAGCGACATATCGTAGCCTTGTTCCATGTATTCGATGATGAACGACAATGCCTTGTCAATGTCGGTGGAAAAGAAAACAACCTTGTACTTGATTTCCTTCTCTACTCCGTCATCGGTTGTGAACGTGTCCTTGACCTCGGCCATGAACATCTTTTCATTGTCACTTGACCTTGTGTTTGCCACTTCCTTGATGCGTGAACGCTTGATGTCCGTCACGTCAAAGTCCTTTATGGTGTCATAGTTAAAGTTCTTGAAAACCTTGTGTTCAACCTCGCAAAACAAATTGCAATTGTCCACGATGTACCAATCTTTCTTGGTGACTTCATTACCATCATCGTTACGTGTCTTGTACTGTACTTTTACTTCGTGTAACATAATCTTTTATTCCGTTTTTAGTTCAACTTTTACGCTTTTGGGTGCTATGATGCGCACAACGTTTTCTTGGGTGCTTGCATTTGCCTTGTCGCGCATTTTTATGATGTGCTTGATAATTGTCCACCGCTTTGTCCAAATCGGCTCTATGGCCACCATAATGGCCATTTTGTTGATGCTTTGGCCTATTCCGTTGGCAGTAAAACTACACCCGCTTCGTTTTATCGTCCTTGTGGCGATTTCGTCATACGTTTCATTTGTCATGTAGCGTATGGCATACCAATAAAGCCAACGTGGCTGTGCTATGCGTGCTTGTGCCGCGTCCGAAAGCATTTCCGATACCGTAATGTCGCACAATGCGGCGATGCAATCGGCTATGTATTCTTCAACGTCAGTTTCGCACTTGGAAAGATATTCGCAGGCTTTTTCCAAGTTCTCTTTTTCAAGCCGTTGCCAGTCGGATTTTATCTGTTCGTCTGTTTTCATTTCCTTTCCTTTGCTTTGGCTATGTTTTGTAATAGTGTTTGTTCCTGTATCGGGGCACGTTCCACGTATAGGTTGAGGCGTTTCATGTCATTTCCAAGAATCTTGTCCCAAATACCTTCGATGTGGAACTTGAACCGCATGAACATGAACTCGCCCTTATACGCCACAACGCCGTCATTGTTGACTTGCTTCTTCATGTAGATAAGCACTTGTGGTGTGCGTTCGCGCGTGATGAACGAATCCCTTTCATAGTTGTATTCCATGATTGGGCGACGCTTGATGAAAAGGTACACCTCGTTGTCTTTCTTGAAATACTGTCCTTCAATGGGTGAAAGGTTTACGCCCTCCACCCTTAAAGAACCCACATAGTAACCATCCTTGGCTCTTTCTATGTACCCGTTTACATAGCTGTCGTAATCCGTCATTCTTACTCAAAGTTTGCTTCCATTGTCCAACCACGGCAATTTTCCAAGAGGCGTTTCAATGCCCTACCTTTGCCTGTGTTTGGTGAACACGTCTTCATATCTTCCAACACGTATTCTTCCAATTCCGACAACAATTCGATTATCGTATAATGCCCGTTATCGTCATAAGCGCTGTGCCAATCGGTGTTCTCGGTGTTGGGGCAATCACGTCCATTTTCATCATCATATTCGGGGATGTAGTCGCTGGTCTTCACCGTCACAACCTTTCGCATGGTGAATTCTGCTTCAATGTCAAACTCTCGAAGTGGTATGATTTTCTCGTTAAACGGCGCGTCAGGGTCGTTGTATGCGCCCGCAGGATAGAAGTCACTTTCAGCCATAGCACACACGTTTATAGCAAGAATATGGGCATCAACAATGAAACATAGTCCTCACTTTCGTCAATGCTCTCGGGCTTGAACAAACCAGCGCGTGTCGCATCTTTCAACATGATACATACATTGTCATCTTCGATGTTTGCCAGCACGTCCAACAAATAGCTACCGTTGAAACCTATTGAAAGTTCTGGGCTTGCGTAGTCGCAATCGATGCTTTCATCTGCCGACTTGCTATAGTTGATGTCCGTCGTGGCCACCGTCAAGTTTCCAATCGAGAAAGCAAGGCTTACAAGTTCACTTACGGCATCGCCCATCGGAAGTACACGTTTCAAAGCCTCTATTAGGTCATTCTTTGGTATGGTGACTTTAATTGTATTGTCCGTCGGGATAATGCGTTCAAGTGTAGGGTATTTTCCCTCAAGCAATCGTGCCATCATCTTGAACTCGGTGTTTGAAATGGCCACACAACTCGGAGTGAATTCAATCTTTACATCATCGCTATACCCATTAAGCAAGCCAATAAGCAACGTCACGGGTTTCTTTGGCAACACAAAGGCCGTTTCGCTTTCGCCATCGCCAAAGTTCTCAATGGTCTTATCGACATAGCGAATAAGTTTCTGTCCATCCGTAGCCTCGGCTATCATCCCCGTGTTTGAGAAAATGAAATGCACGCCGTTCAATATTGGACGCAGCTTTTCGTTGGCTACGGCAAAGTTCGCCTTGCCAATGGCACGGATAAAGTTCGTTGCGTGCATTAGAATCGTCTTTGCATCCGTCATGTCCATCATTGGACGTGGAAAGTCCGTTGCATCCTCGTACGGCAACGAGAAACGACCCTTTTGATACGTGCCTTGAACGGTGTGTGTTTCCTTGTCAAGCGTCATTTCCACTTCCTTGCCTTTAAGGTTGGAAAGCACCTTGAAAATGTCCGTTGCGAGAACACAGAACGTCATGGGTTCGTCGGATTGAATACAAGGGACTTTGACCGTAAGCCAAATCTCGCTATCCGACGCCGTAATGGTAAGCCCACCGTCTTGTCTTGTTTGGAACACCACGTTACCAAGTATTGGTAGCGGACTCTTTGAATTTACGACGCCTACAACCTGTGCAAGTCGCGGTAACACTTCGTCTGTACTAATTCTTAATTTTGCCATAATTTATTGTTTTCGTGAATAAAATATATGAATTTTTGTAGGAAATGAGGTAGTCGAAACCCCTACTTGAAGGCCAAATCTTCACGTGTTACCGTTACACCAATCTCCTGGAACTAACCACTACTTTTATCTTTACCACGCCACAATGTAAAAAAGCTACTCGGCCTCACGGATTTTCGCTTTCGTGGTTTTCTTAAAAACAAATAAAGATAAGCTTTGTTTTTATGCAAAAGTGGAACTACTACATTTCACAATGCCTTGTTCCGTATCGCGTATTAACTTAAATTTATAGGCATTTATCCAAAAGAAAATTTATCAAGTGCAAAATTACAACTTTCATTCGTAACTTGCAAATGTTTTCCGATATTTAACACAAAATTAACACAAATATAACATAAAGTTACATTCGTGTTATTATTTTCGTGCCCTTGTAGACCAAAAACGCACTAATAATGATGTTGGCCAAACATATTATGTATATGTATTCGGGGTCAAGTTCAAAGTCAAAGAAAGACTTTTCAATTAAAGCAATAAAAGAATAATAACAACAAAGTTTATTCCAAATGCATGTATTTGTTGCGTGAACTATTACAATTAAAGCAAGTACAAATGGTATTTGATATTCAAAATATTCGCCTATAAACCATGAAATAGGAACATTTGGTATCAAATATCCATCATATATAATAAAATCGTTTGTAGCCAACGCAAATATTGTTTCCAAGTACGATAACGCTATAAGCAAGCATAGCATAAACGGGAAACATTTACTACCAATTATAAAAGCCTTTCTTGCTTTGATAACGATAGGATTTTCAACCATGTTATTTTCTTTTTATTTTAATCTTAAATGTTGGGGCAAGACTTCTTGGCATTTGTGCTTGCATACGTGGGTATGATGTCGTGTCGGTTCGTGCAACACGTGTAGCATCGTTCTTTTCAACGATACGAGCACGTTGGGTAAGTTTTACCTTACCCTTTACGCGCTTTCTCGCTTTTGTTTTAGTACGGTTTTTCCTTGCCATTTTTTATCTTTTCTTTTTCGTCTAAACACGCCTTAATCAAATCGCTTTTCATGGCAGAAAGTTTCTTTTGTGTTTCTTCGTCAACACGAGGACAGCCTTTGCACCATGCGTTAAGATTTGGTGTGTCTTGATTAAATTCGGTAGCCCAAACACAATATTCCTGCCAGTCTTGGTAGGTTTCATAGGAAACATCATTCTCTACAACGTAGCGCATATCGTCGAAACCAATAAAGATATTGTCACCGTAGCACCAAACGTCACCGACTTCGTCTCCAACAAACCAGCCATTTGCTGGGTCTAAATCCCACATGTTGCAAAGCTCAAGGAGGTAGCTATTGCAAGCCACCTCCCAATTTTCCTTGATACGCCGTTTGATGGCATCCATGACCTTATATGCCATAACATCTTATTTTTTGGGGTACTTAACCAAGATTCCCTTGTATTTGCCACGTTGGTAGGTCATAGTTTCCCACAAGCCAGACTTGATTTGGTTATAAATCGTCTGCTTGGAAGTCCCTTGCCGCTTTGCGACCTCGGAAACGCTTAACATTTCATATTCATTAGTTTCCATCTTTCTCGGCGTTTTCCTTTAATGTTGCATCAACGATGGCGTCTTGGATAGCATCGATGTTTTCCTTGGCCTTTTCCTCGTCGGTTTTCTTTGGGAAAATCACATGTGTTTTCCAACCTTCGGTCATTTTCTTCATCGATTCACAAACCTCGTTGACGAACCCGACGTTGGTAATGTCTTCAACCTTTTCCGACAGTATCACCTTGTTACGTGCAATATTGTGCAAGTAGGTTTCATGGACAAGGAACGATTCGGCTTCCGTTTCACCAATTCCAAACAATGGTTGCCATATATTGTTAAGCCACAAGTCGACGTACCAACAAACGTTGAATTCCAACTTGTCCTCTTTGTTGTTAAGCACATCAAGCAGCTTTGCATAAGAACGTGTCACGTTACCTTGTGCATCCTTGATAGTACAATCGTTTTCCAAGGCTATTTCGATGAAACGACGCACATAGATAAATGGCCTTGATACACCTTGTGACGTTATGTTGTTGAAAACATGGCGGTGGAACATTGTGCTAACAATGGCAAAGTCACCCGTTACTTCAAGTTTCAAGCCCTTATCGTCAAAATATACGCCTTGATAGTCCTTATCTTTAGGCACGAGCACGATGGCATTGCGCATACGGCGTTCCATCGCACCTTTTGTTTCTTTCTTTTGTTTCTCCATAAACTAATTTTGTTTTGTTTCCATGTTCTTTATCCTCGCATCCAATTGTTGTATTACGTTTTGTATGGATGCCGTAGGGTAAACCAAGGCCACATCCCTTAGAACGGCCAATTGTGACCTTAGTCTATAATACTCGTAGTCATTCACCATAACAAACCCTTATTCGACACCTGATGCTTTCTTTTGGTCTGCATAGATAACCGCCAAGCGCATAAGTATTGTGTCATGCGTCTTTGGCACACGCCCGCCTGTCTTGTTTTTTTTATTGTAGGCGGCGATAAAGGCAATGGCTTCCTCGTCCGACGTGATGTTGTCGAAATAGTATGGGGTTGGGGGATTTTCCAAAGCCTTGTCGTCATCATGCTTGCCCGCGTTGATGATTTCATCGCCTTGATGTGCCAATTCCTCGGCTTTCTTCTTTGATTCATCGTCCAAGTCGGCATCCTCGACACTTGTTTCCATATACTCTGGGACAACAAACAGTTTCTCGATACCTACAAAAGGTTCGCTATTGAACACCTTGACAATGTTAGGCTCGCTTTCCTTTGTAGGTTCAAACCTTGCAACGCCATAAGCTTTCTTACCGAAAGCCAACGAGAGCACGGCAACGGCTTTTGTAAAAGGTGATGTCCCATCCCATTCCTTTAACGGTATCGACGGAATGCCAAGGTATTGACAGACTTCTTTTTCAAACATAATATCCATAATCTTGTAACTTTTAAATTAAACAACGGTGCAAATGTACGCAATAATTTTAAATATACCAAAAGATATTGGAAATTTTAACAAGTTTTTTGCTACATATTCTTCACGTTTTCAATTTGCATTAAACCAAGTTTAGTGGGCTGACCATTCTTGTCACATTCCACAAGTGCTTTTGTACGCGCGTCAATCCTTACCCACCGATAACCTTTCTTGATTTTCTTAGCTTCAAGTTTTTCGGCACGTACGGCGGCATTTTTATCCCTTTCGCGTACAACGTCCTTATTTTGAATCCAATTGTTTGATAATACAGCCATATTGTTTATTTTTTAACGTTTACAAGTCTACCTACGGTTTCGTTGGCCTTGTATGCCTTGAATGGCGTCACCTCCGTCTTTTTTTCCACATAGTCGCGCACCACGCTTGCGGTGTAGATGTTGTCACGGTCTTCTGCGGACAGTCTTTTGGCGACCATTATGGCTGATGCCTTGTCCATATCCTGCTCGACACATGTCTGAGTGTGTTCCCTCGTATCATACTTGGTCACACACCACGATTCCTTTGGCTCGCCTACTGTCTTGCCGTCAACGACGGTATTGCGGAATGTGTACTGCTTGTCACCGACATTTACGCGTATAGCCACGTCAAGCCCGTCGTCTTCGATGCGCTGTGGGTCGCCAAGTTCCCATTTGTATGGCAGTTGTGCCCATTCCATGATGCGACGGAAAAGCGTTTCGGTTTCCTCGTTGACTTCGATGCCAGCATTGCCGTGCGCATAATAGCCCGTCCAAAAGTCCGTGAACTTAGTGAACGCTTTCTCGTAGTCGCTCATCGCCTTTGCTATGTCGTTGCGACGCCCACCGAACTCCGACAACAGATAGTCTACGCCTCCATACACGCGGTTGGCTGCCATAATGGCGGCATGCGTTACACAAAGGAGGTTGGAAATCCTTGTAAAGAATCCCAACTCCTTCGCATTCTCGAAGCTAAGTCCACGGACGCCAGTGGTTCGGATGCGTTTGATGACATCATCCTCGACAACCGAAGACTCGCTCAGTCCAATCATTGCTTTTTCCATGTGCCTATTTGATTATTGCCGTGTAGGTATTACCCTGAACAAACACAACGTCGGCGTCCATGAACTCTGGCACGACCTTGTTCGAATAGCCGTCCTGATACAAGAGGACGTTGGTATAGCCTCTGTCCTTGTTCCAACCGTTCTTGTCCATGTCTGCCTTGCTTACAAGATTTCGCCCGCCAAAGCCGTTAATAACATTGTTACCGTAAAGCGAGCCGTCGGCATTGAAGATGTTACTGCTTTCGCTCGGCTTCAGTGTGAACGTAGCCTCCTTTCCAGCGGCAATAGTAATCTTCTTGCCGTTACCCACAAGAGGTGTCTTCCATCTGTTGTACCAGCCTATATACGGAGTGCCGTCCTTGCCACCATAATAGAATCCGTTCTTGTCGGGGTTTGCGAGTACAAAGTTTACATTATCGTCAATGGTCACGGACTCTTTTTTGTTGTTCTTAATCTTGAATTTGAAAGATATGACCGTAGCTGGAGTCTTACCGCTTGGTGTCGGGACAGGTGTTACGCCATTAACGATGTCTTTCGCCTTGTCAAAACCACTTTGCAAGCCCGACATAGCGTTAATAATGGGCACAATCATACAGCCAATCATACGCCCATAGATAACGTCAGATAGCCAATGGTAACGAGTAATGTTGCGACTTGTTGCGACCATGCAAGCACCTTCCCAGTACTTCTGTAGCGTGCTGGGGTTCATCTGTGCCAATAGCATTGCCCCTACCCATGTCTGTGTGGTGTGACCACTGACATACGAACGCGGGAACTCGTAGACAAAGCCGCTTGTGTTGTAGCACTTGTTGTATTGTGCCTCATCATCTGCGAAGATACAGCTAATGTCAACGTTGTAGATGGCATTAAGCTTATCGCCCTTGATTTCGCTACGGGCATCGGTTGGCATCTTCTGACCACCGCAAGGTCTTACACGGCCATATTGGTTATCAACCGTTGCCGCTCTACCATTATCAGCAATCTTCATAACTGTGCTCATATACTTCAACGCGTCCGTAGGCGTGCCGTAACCCGAACCTACAAACATCTTATCCTCCAAATCGTAGAAGCATCCGCGAATCTCAAAGACATCATTTGTGGCGGTGGGCTTCTCGTTAGTTTCGCTGAACCAGAAATACTGGTATTCCTTGTTGTTACCAGCCCGACTACCCATGTGAATGCCGTCAAACTTGACATATTTCTTGCCAAAGAAGAAATGGTCTGTTGCACGAACGGCGGCAGATGCCTGAATAATAAGTTGCTTTTTCTCTTTTGTGTAACTGTTCCACTCTTCAAGCGTTGTCTGCGCCTGCATGTTGTAGTCGGAGGTGATTATTCTATCGCAGACTACATCATCATTATAGTTGTACTTATACCAAGGCTTGGAATAGTCACCGAGCAGGAACTTGTCCTTTGGCTGTCCCTCTTCCCAAGGTTTTACCCGTCCGTTATCGCAACCATCGGCAAACCAGCCAGCGGCGGCAGGAATGATAGCGTCCGTATTCACAATATACCCAAGATAAGTCATCGCTCCATCGTCGCCCTTGTAGCCGAGACCGTTCCAGTCGCTGGCGTTGATGGCCTTGCCACCAAGTTCCTTGCGCATGGCATCAATCTGTGCCCATGTGTATTGCTTGTGCAAAGTGGAGTATAGCGCACAAGCGACGTTTCTTGCAATCATCGGGTCGCAGTGCATATCCAAGCCCGTGATAGGCACAGCCCTGCCACCACCGATTTCGTAGGCCAGCTTGAAAAGCTCTGTCTGACAGTTGGTCTTCTCACCGCTTGTAGGACAGAGTTCGGCAAGGCATGACGCCATAAGCGACGCACCAAGGCAGTTGGCGGCCTCGTACTTGTAGGTCTTGTCCGTGCCGTGGTAGTCGTAGATTTCCTTGTAGGAGTCTTTTTTCCACATCCAAGAATCCGTGTCATCCCAAGCAGCGCTCGCCATTTTGTCCGCATTAACAAGATAGTCGTAGGTCTTAGGAGTCCCCGACTTGGATACCTCCTTAAACCCAAAGTTTTTTAGCACAGCGTTCATCTGTGCCAACAGTTCAGAGAAAGACAGGTACTTGCCTGACGGCTGCGGTTGCGGCTCTGGCTGCGGCTGTACGTCTTTTTTCTTTGCCTTGATGGTAATTTCTTCACCAGCCTCAAGGGTAATTACATTTCCATTTACTTCCATAACTTTATAAATTAAAAGGGTTTGTTACGTCTTCCATGTTCTCTCACAAGCCACCATATAGCCAGTGCGCTAAGTACAAGCATCACCACAAGGAATGCAATTGCTGGCGGCCATCCTAATTCTGACAATTTAATCATAATCACTAATCTTTAATCTCAGTTGCAAAGCAATGCTCTTCATTCTCTAACTCTAACAGATGGACTATCCTAAACATACCTTCCTTGTCAAAGAAAGACACCTCGCTTCTTGAAGCCACCATTACTATCTCGTCATTCTCAAAGGGCTTTAGTTTCCTTACGAGGTCTTTGTACTTTAGTTTCTTTGCCATATCACTTCTCTTTAATCCTTATAACTAATTCTTCCAACTCCTTCTGCCTACGTTCCTTGCAAAAGCGACAGTTGCCTTTGTGGGCAAGAAACCCCTTATATGGAATTAATCTAATTACATATTCACAACTATCAAACTCAAAGACTTCAAAATCACCATCTTCAATAGAAGCGACAACATCTTTTTGGTCATAACACCCAGCCATCATGACAGCTGTAAGTGCCAATAATATCAGTTTCTTCATATTACTTTTCTTTTGCGTTTTCTTTGCTTGTAATCTGGTTGTCCTTTTTAATAATGACAGTGTGGAATCCGACCGTATAAAGAGCAACAACCAAGCCTAACCAATGCCAAAAATCCGTGAAAAAGAACTCGCACAAATATTTTGTAATTTCCATAATCAAATACGCTATTCCTCCTTTAACTTGTTAGCAATTTCCTTGTACAACTGTGCCCTGTACTGCTCTGGCAGCCCATAAGCCTTATTACCTTTCTGTAGTTCTTGGATTAAGAAGTCAGACTCTCTTGTAAGCCATGTGACAAGTTTGCTTTTTTGCCATTGAGCACCAGCATTGAAAGCATACATAATTGGTGCATAACAACCTCTACATTTATCTGGTAAAGTTGCAGGTTTCTTGCGGTCATACTCAGAATTAGCATACTTTTGTGCGGCTTTGTCCAAATCCTCGCTTATAGGCTCTTCTGGAAGGGAGTTAATAAAGCTAACAAGACTTTCTAATTGTCTTATAACTTTGCCACAAGTGTCACTTCCTTGATGAGTAAAGGGAGATAGCATTTTTATTTTCTTTTCAATCTCGGCTCTTATTTTCTCTTTGTCTGTCATAATCAGTCCTCCTTATTTCTGTGATTCCACATATTTCCATTCATCCAGTTTGGTTTTTCTCAGATTCTTTTTGAGTTCATCGGCAAGCTTACCGAAAGCTGCAAAAATTAACTGATACACATCGTCATCCACCTTTGTAAACTCTGTATAGTCATTGTAGTGTGGATTGTTCTCGTTAAGATAATGCGTTACTCGACATATTACCTTTGAACCATTATAATCTATCACGATTCGCATCTTCAGTCCTCCTTAATGATTATCAGTTTTACTTTATCATAAGTATGCAGCAGTTGAAGCTGTTGAATACCAGGCCGCGAAGAAACAACTTTGTTTCCAAATCTGTTTACTGATATTCTTCCTGGGACTGCATCCTTCATCATCTGCTGCTCTTTCCAATGCGCACCATAAACAACGGCCTGTTTCATCAATTCAGCCAATTCTTTATAGTCTTCATCATCGCTGAAGCCCTTAAAATCGTATGCTTTCTCTTCCGCATATTCTTCTGCGGCCATATATAGATTTGCCTGCGGCTCACAAGCCTCCATAGCTTCTAATGTTTCTTTTGCCATATATCAGTCCTCCTTAAAAATTATCAGTTTAACCTTATCGTCATTCTTTATTTTATGTCTGTCACAATAATCCTTCAACTCTTTATAGTCTGGGTATATGTTAGGGAAGTCATGTCCTATAAATGGATAATCAATATTTCCGTGTACTGTATCCGTCATTATTATTTGTTTAGCAACATCAAATCCAGTAAGAATGCCATGCTCATAAATCTGTCTTTCTCTTTTAGACAACTTGGCCTGTCTTGAATAATCTGAGATAAGCGTATTTATAACTTCTTTGTTACTCATAACTAAGTCCTCTCCTTTCCATATAGGTATTCAACACTATGTTCTAATACGCTTGTGATATGAAAGTAACTCGGATGATTTTGCAACTCTTTTGGAAAATGTCTGTTGAGAAAATCAATATCATCTTCTATTACTTGCTTATACCCGTCTCTATTTAATGTAATGCTCATAAGTTAGTCCTCCTTAATAACTATCAGTTTAACCTTGTCTCCACAATGCAATCCATTTAGCTTGAAATTTGCGTCTGATGCTGTTCTTACAGCCCCTGTCCCATCCCAAAACTCCAAGCTACAGACTCCTTCTACAGCCTCTTTTATCATCTGTTCCCTCTGTAATTTCATACCATATTCAATGGCGTCTAAGAATGTCGGCATCCTATTGTTTTTATCAATATGGCTTGAAACAAAATTAGATTCCATTTCTACCTGCTCGTTGGTAATGCTATTGCAATGCTTTATCCTGTAGGCTTCCATCTGCTGTTTCTGCCATTGGGCGAAATGGCTGGCAACTTTTACAACCTTATCATAAGGCCACTGTCCTTGTGCTGCAAACGGCAAAGAATAAGCAAATTTCTCTATCTCTTTTTCCAAGTCCTCGCTTGCAGTTCTTATCTTCTCTTCCTTGCTCTCTGGAATAAAGTCAGCGCAAATACCTTTTGCTTCTGCTTCTGTTATCTTTCCTTTGCTTACCATTTCTTGTAAGTTACGCAAAGTTTCATTATGTAATTTTTCGTAATCCATAACTATTCAATTTTTATATATTCCTTAATAAACTCCAATGTTTCAGTATGCATTTCCTTGTTCTGTTGGCCGTAGTCGATGGTCTTGCTCATGGGGTTGCCTCTTTTCTAAGTCTTTTCTCGAATTTCTTCACCCAACTGCACTCGCCATAGTTTTCGCACTCCTTGGTGTCACATAATAGGCAATAGACATCGCAAGCCTTCTCGATGGAATCTTTAATGCCTTCATTATATCCTTTCACAAAGGCTTCTCTTTTATCATGGAAAATGAATTCCTCGTGGTCGGTGTAGGCTCTCTTTGCTTTTTCTTCTGCGATTGTCATAGTCGGTATTTATTGTATTTCAATATTATCAATTACACTTTTGCACCCATTACAAAAACCTCTTAAATAAGCGAGGTCTTCCGTATATAGATAGAACCTTGCTGCCTGCCTGTGAGCAACATCTTTCCATCCTCTTGATTTTTCAAATGCCGTCATTGTCGTTTGATTTATATTGTTATACCTTTTTCTTTTAGCATCGTCTCCAATACCTTTTGATGTTCTTCTGGCATTTCCATAAATTGCTTTGCCATCCGAATCTCTTCTTCTCTCTGTAGCCGCATAAACTGCAACTCCTCTTCTGTGTATACGTCGTTAATACTACTCATTGTTACCTCCTTTCTCTATTGCTTTTCTAATTCTTTGTTTCATTGTTCTGCGGCTTGATTGTGTAGAATAATCTTCCCACCATGAACTTACCTTCCGATGATTTTTATCATAACAATGATAGTCTTTCTTACCTACAAAAGCCATAATTCTGTTTATTAGTCCGTATGGTTTCATTTCTCTAATGCTTTTCTGAAATCTTCTGCATAATAATCGTTTATATGCTTTCTAATGTATTCACAAGCCTCTTCAATAAATTGCTTGCGGGCAACAGAGAGAAGGTCTTCTGAGTATTCCTTTACAAATTCAACATCAGTAAAGTCTGTATCTTGGTCTGACTTGCATACATAATAGTGTCCCACCAAATTGGCAAGTTCTTTCTCAAACTCAGTCAACTCTTGCTCACTTATCTTGGTCACTTCGGGGTGACTAAGTTCTTTCTTTTCTGCGTCCCATTCGTAACCTTTTTCACGCATTGCATTGAACAAGGTATCGCGTTGTTCTTTGGTAGCAGGGTCAATAGCATCTTTAAATATTGTAAACGCAACATCATTAACTGAAAGTCCTCTATCTGAAATTAGTGCATGATAAGCTATTTCATGTTCTTTTCTATTTTTCTTAAAGATAAATATCCACTGACCATCTCTATATGAAAGCACATCACCGTCCTTGGCATCCTTAATGTCAAATTTGTGATAATACTTTTCTACAAAGTCAAATTCAACTACATCTTCATCATTATGAATGTCTCTTGAAATTCTATATTTTTCTTTACCTTGTATATTTACTGTTTCAAGTATTTGCATGAATCGAGCATAATTGTTTGGTTCATTTTCACACAGCCAATCCCCAACCTTAAACTTGTGTGGGATTTCTTCCTCTGTTGCTGGACGGAAATATCTTTGAAAAACAGCCCAATTATTACAATTGTATCTCTGTCCCTTATCATCAAGAATATACCCGTCAGCAATACCTTTATAAATATTGCCTTTTGTAATATTTACATTATCTTTAATGCACATATACCACATTCCTTTCTTTATCTTGAAAGGCTCAGGCTTAATGCTGACTATCTCTCCTTTCTTAATAGCATCCTCGTAAGCATTATGCAAACGGTGACCTATTAGTTGAAGTGCTGGGTATGTGGAATTGTGCAATAGGGTTATTAGTGACTCCCACATCTTTGTGTTGTCTATAATCGTTTCCATTCCTTGTAAACCTTATCAAATTCTTCTTCTTCCAAATGCCAAATAACATTCTCAAAAAGCAACGCGTTGCTGTCTGGAATAACTGCTAATATACGCGTAATATCTAATTCAACATAACCGTAGTTGGGCCTTGAAACGTGTACTTTTACTATCTTTACCATAATGCTATTCTATATTTATGTAGTCAATCAAAAGAATGTCGCTATTGCTTCCTTGTCTTCGTATCCTGTGGTTCATGACCCTTGCATACAGCCACGGCCACCACGCAAACCACTTGCACGAAACGGACGCATATTTCTCATCGCAAGTCGGGTCGTTGCCGAAGCGGTAGTCAACCTCCCAATTATACATATTACGTCCGCACCAGAAGCGTATATGCTTGTATTCGGACATAATCACATAACAGAAACTCTGGAAGAACGGCTTGGAAGGCTCGTACTGCTTCTTTGTCCTTACCTCATGCAACACACGCACCATACAGTCCCCCTTTGAGTCAAGAAACGCAAGGTCGTTCGTTAGCTGGTTCTCTGTTATGTCATATTCGACAATGCCGTGCGCAACCCTGAATCGCCACAGTCTTTTCCACCTTACACGCAGGTCAAAGCACCTTACGCCAAGCTCATACTGCTCGCGTATCGTCTTGCACTGGCATCTGGCCATGAAAGCCAACGGACGCATCCACCACTTCCGAACTGGAAGGTAAGACCAACTATTATGTGAACCTAATACCATCGCATCAATAGCAATAGATGTATGTAGAGTCCGCAATCACTATGGTAGAATCCCTTGGCGTATAAGCCTGAGTGAACTTTGAAAGCTCGTACGACAGACTGTCACGCTGGTGCTCGTAGTACTTAGACTTGGCCGCCACACGCATCGCTACGGCCATCCAAACCACCGTAATCACAAGTGACACAAAAGCCACGGCAAGCAACGGCCTGCGGCGCACGAAAGCCGTAAATACAATCCACAGCTTGTACGACAACGACACAATGGCGGCTACCAATGCGAAAAGAACGTCGAGAATGCCGTTTAAAAGCCCTGTGGCGGCTTTTCCCGTAAAGGATAGCCAACCATCAAGGCTTGTGAAAACAATGCGCTTAAAATCGATTTCCATTACACTTATTCGCTAAAGTTCTTAAACACGCCACCTTTATTCACAAATTCCAAAATGCTGACTACAAAATAGTCCTTGCCATGTACCCGATAAAGCTTTGGGTCAAGGAACATGTTTTTATAGTCTTCATCAACAAGCACAAGGTGTTTCGGGAACTTTCGTTCACGTTCGATACCGCTATGCGAGTGTAGATAATTCGTATTCTTGCTCATGGGCTTGCAGTTGTTTTTATTTGTCGTTGTCGGTCACGTCCACAAAGTCAGCAAACTTGTCCGCAATGGCTTGTGCCTTTGCCATATCGATGTCCGCTTGGTCGCTGTCAAGATAGGAATACTTGTCACGCTCAAACATGATTGACTGGTCGGCCTTTATTGCGTCTGCCATCTCAACCGACAACGGGGCATTCTTGGAAAGGTTCAGCTTGACTACGGTCTTGCAAGCCATGTCGTTGAAGTCGGTAGTCCATTTCGATGCGGCCTTGACGCGTGAATCTTTCGAACGATATGTTTGGGAATAGCGCAAGGCGTGTGCCTCCATTTCCTTTAATGACATATAGAAAGTCGATTCTGCGCCACTTAAAAGACGGAAATAGCTTACATAGCCTATGATGGGCTTCTTTTCACGTTCCTCGGCATCATCGATAAAGTTGAACTTGCATTCGCCAGTCAAACGGTTACGTGAGACAAGTTCACCCTCTCGTACGTCGGTTGCATTTGGTATGATGGCAAACTGTCCGCTACGCAAGGCCAATTGCTTGACACCCTTGTAACCCAATTGGAATTGCGCCACGGTCACGCCGCGCTTATTGTCTTTATACGGGAGAACATACGCGAAACCAAGTGAATTGTCCAACGGAAGGTTTAGTGCCGTGGCCTTCATTGCGGCGAACATCACCGTGTACGGGTCGCAATCCTGTAACATGGTGTTGTTTGCTACTAAGGCCGTGAGGTTGTTCACAAACGAACCCTTACGCTCGCCAAGGACGTCTGCCAAATACTTTTGTGTTGACGGGTTGGTGATTGTCTGATTGAACAATCTTAATCCCGTTGCTTTCTTTTCATCTGCCATAATCTTTTCCAATTTAATGTTAGTTCTACTTACGTTTGTTAATCTGCTTGCGCTTGCGTGCTGCTTGTCTTGCCTTTGCGCTGTGCATGTAATACTGTCCGAATACCTCGGCGTTGCCGTGCATGTAATACTGTCCGAATACCTCGGCGTTGCCGTGCATGAACTTCAACGGCTGTGATGGATACTTTGCCATAATTCAATCGTTTTTGTTTTCGTTATCTTTAACCTTAATATTCACATAGCCACCACGCTTCGTAGTCTTGGCGTACTTTGCGGCAATGGCCTTTGCCTTCCGTGGGTGTTCCTTTGCCATGTCATCGAGGTAACGCTTGTTGTCGAACGACTTGCTTTCCGTCGGGTCAACACGTGTAATCGAAAAAAGGTCATTCTTTATAGACTTTATGTTTTTTTCCTGCATAAAGTCGTAGAGTTTATTTTTGAATTCATCGATACGTGTCTTGCGTTCCTCGATTTCTTTCAAAGCGACCGCAATATCCTCGAATTGTGACTTAACGGTTGCTGGAAGTAGATTCGCGTCCACTTCGTCACCATCATAGTACTCGGTGAAATCCTCTAAGAAGGCATCCACCATCGCCATCGTGCGCTTGATGTCAAAAAAAGACGTGGACGTAAAACGAACTTCGTGTACAGTCAGACGTGTCGGGTCTATTTCAAGTGCATCATCGGCTAATAATTGTGCCAAGTCCAAGCCCTCGGTGCTATAATGTACCAAGAAAACCTTGACCGTCCAACCTTTGCCAAGTGATTCGCAAATTTCCTTGCCTAAGACGTGCTCGATGAACAATTGCGACTTGTAAGTCTGTCGGGTTTCCTCGAACGAGAAACGTGTTGTCTTGACCTCATAGACAAACAGCGTACGACGTGCATCGTCTTTCAATACGAGGTCGGGATGTGCAATCAGCTTGACGTTCTTTGTTGAATACTTTGTGGATTCCCATCGCGGATTCGACTCATATCGGGGGTCGTTGGCCTCGAGGTGCTTGTAGATAAGCATTTCCATAGCGTCACCTGCTTGCACCGCCGCCGTGCGTGGAATATCCTCTTGTGGAATCAAGCCCTTGCATACGGCCAATCGCTTGTAGGCCGACTTAGGTACATAGCCCAAGGCACAAATCTGTTGTAGCATGTGACCGTCACTTGAACCCAAACACCCAACGCGAGATTGGGCAACATCTTCTTTGTAATCTACCATAATCTTTCTTATTACGTTAATAACTAATCTTGTTTTGTCTCTTCCGTTTTCTTTCGTTTCATGCTTTTTGTCTGTATAACACCGATGTCACGCACGATGATTGAAAGCTGTATGAACTCGACGCCCTTGTATTCTGTCTTGAACGACGATATGCGTCCAAAGACCGTGACGCGCATGCCACGATGTGCATCAACCTTGCGTAGGTAGGCCAAGGCGCGCTTGTCAAACACGGTCGTGCGGATGAAGTTCTGTGAATGCGTCCTTTCCGTCATGTCGCTCATTTCTTTGATAAACGAATCGACACAAAGCGAAAAAGTGAAATATTCCTTCCCCTCTTCGGTTCGGCCAAACTTGGCATCATCGCCAATCAGACCTTCAAGCCATACTATGTTTTTGTCTAACATGGTGCAAAAATACAAAAAGATTTTGAATATGCCAAATAATTTGTGATTATTTAAGTTAATAAATCAAAATGCGGTTACTATTATTTCATAGTCCAGAATATCCGTGTTGTTAAGACCAAAAAAGTCTATCACGTATTCAGGCGTCACGTCACCGATATATTCCGTTTCCAACATGCGGACGTTGCCATCCACGCCACGTTCCTTCATTTTAATCTTAAAATGCGTCATAATTCGTTCTTGTCTTTGTCTTTTTCTTCTTTATATTCATGTATCGCTTGCTGACATAGTGTGTCGCAAAGCTCGTTATAGAAATTCCCGTTGTGGGATTTCACCCAAGAGTAACTTACGGACACGCCACGCTTTTCCACAAGTTCGTCAAAGAGCCTTAATAGGTCATTGTTCCTGTATCGCAAGCAACGTCCGCTACAGGCGTCAATGGCGTACTTTGAATCGCAAACGATGGTACAGGCCGTGGCATCATCGGGCAACGCATACAAGGCACTTATAATGGCTTTCAACTCGGCGCGTCCGCTTGTATCGCCCATGACTGTTTGTTGCATGCGTCGTACTTCCTTTTTTGTCGATGAATCAATCATCACGTAGGCGATTGCGCTACGTTCATGTTCAGGGTAATATGCCCCGTCGGTATAGAGTAAATAATGTGCCATAATTGTATTTGATTTATATCCATCTAGCGTTATGTTTCATCTTGTCATGTTCCTTGAGACGCATCAATAAGTCTATTTCTTTTTTGCTCTTTCTTTACTTTTTTCTTTTTACTTTTCGACAACTTTATTCTTGATTCATTTTGCTCTATTCTATCTAACAACTTTCCGTTTAATACATCTTTGTCGCTTATACGAATCGTTGCTATACCAATTTCGGCAAAATCCTTATCGCGTTGTTTGTCGATTTCTTTTCGTCCTTTATGATAGCCTCCATCAATTTCTATTGCAATACGTTTTTTGGGATAATAATAATCAAGAAAGTAACATCTTCCATGTATTCGAAAGAAAACTTGCTTTTCAATACTTGGCAAAACCCTCTTTAGTTCATGACCAGCATCAAGTTCTGCTTTGTTGCATTTTTCAATCAACTTTTCAGTCGTAGTCTCAACCCATTCAACAAATACATCGTTCAAGTCCTTATAAGATTTGGCTTTCTTTTTTCCGTACTTGAAACCGATTAAAGACGTATAAACATCCGTTTTCATTTTTTACAAACTAATTATACCATGTGTGATTGTGTACGTATTTGCGTGTACACTATATAGGTTATTCTTAGTAGCAAAGGTATAACCTAGAATATGACGATACCATACTTTAGGTGCATAAACTTGTTCTATATTATTATGCTTAACAAGCAAATTCTTGTTAATAGCATATTGCATAACACGAAAAGCCGTTCTTGCGCAATTTCCAAGTTCTGATGCTATACGTTTGTATGACAATCCGTATTCCTTATACTTGCCATCGCGGATAATTCCTTCACGAACGAGACGTTTCATGGTTTTTCTTGCAGCCTTACAATTCTGTCCCTTTTGAGGATTGGTTGCAATCTGAATCGTGCGTTTGATAAAGTCCTTACGTGCTTGTATGAGTATTGCCAAGAAAGAACGGATAGAGTTATATACGTCTTTGAACGAGTTAAAGCAAAACTTGTCAACACAAACATTTCGGTTATTCGTGTTTGAAGCAAGCCTACTTATAACCAAGTGTTCTTTGTTACTACCACAAAAAGTAACCCAGCCGTTTTCCAAAAGGATAGGCAAGTATTTATTGATGGTAGTAGCGGAAAGCCCAGTAATATTTCTTATTTTATTGATAGTGAAATTCTTGATGATAGAATCGCGACCAACCTTGAATTTGAGATAAATAGCAAGAGCCAACGCTTTTTGTTGCATCGGCTGTCCTTTAATCCCGTTTAATATTAGTCGTCTAACTTTCATCTTATAGAAAAATTACAAAGCCACACATATAATGAACTATCCCTATCAAGTAGGGCTGGTACTCAATAGGGATTCGTTGCTATGATGTTGGCTAAATGAAAGCCACTTTTTGCAATAAGATTCCGTTACTTCAAGCCCAGCCCACTTGTTTCACGGTGCAAATATACGATGATGTTTTGAATATTGCAAATAATTGGGAAACATTTAACCCATTTTAACTACCAATGCGTACCATAGCCGTCATCTTCGTCATCATTTTCATCATCTTCGTCATAACCACCATAGTGGTAGCGCTGGTTGGCTTGAAACGCCTCACAAGTTCGACAACGATGACCACAAAAGTCGCCTGAACGTTCACAGATTGCTTCAAACTGTGCGTCATTTAAAATCAAATGTGCCATATGCTTTACACAATGCTTGTTATTTCAACCTTGAACATGTCATTTTCCAACATCCCTCCAACGTCGTTATGGTTGCACCATCGAACCGTGGCGTTCATTTCGTCGACGCTTTTTGTGATGTCAAACACCTTGCGACCAAGGAAGTCAATAATGAATTCAGTGACGTTCCCAGTGCGCTTGTCAGTAAATCTAATCATTTTCTTTGCCATAATCCTAAATGTTTTAATTGTTGTTACTATAAAGTTCTTTTGCTCGTTCCAAGACCTTGTTACGACACGTCTTATCCAAGTCGCCGTACCACGAGATATTTACGTCATGCGAGTACTCTTGCTTTTCAAGCCACTTGTTGTATATATGCAAACCGAGGTCGTCGCCGAAAATGTGTTTTGATTCCGTCATTGACCAACGGTTGTACATATAGTACATAAAACACTCAATATCGTTATTCTTTGCCATAGCCGTTAACTCCAATAGAATCTAATATAATCTCCTCCATAAGGCAATCTTGCACTACCTTTTTCGATAGTCACAATCTCACCACTCCAAATGATGTAATTGTCATCGTTGTACTTGGCTCTAAGTTTAGCCCGAGCCCCATTCTCATTCTTACATATTTCGACCAATCCTGTAAGATAGTCTCTGCAATTTCGCCTTACCACAAAAAGCATGTCATAGCCACACCTCTCATAGCCGTCACAACCTTTTACGTTTTTTACATAGTCGTAACCTGGAATATTCTTGTCAATCATAATAATATTAATTAAATTGTTATAAATACGTTTTTAAAGCGTTTTAAGCGGTTTTTTAGGCGCGCGATGGGTAAGTATCCACCGAACGCCCGAAACCCCGCCACAAAGCCCTATTTCAAGTCTTCGGGCTTGATGTAGTAGTCGGCCACACGTTTACGTGGCGAAACCTGTAGCTTTTCGGTCACAATGGGCAAACCCTCTTCGCGCAAATCGAAGATGATGGCCGAAAGGCGAAGCGAACCAAAGCGTCGTAGTGCCTCTAACGGTGTCAGGTGATTACCTTGCAACAACCATGCGCGTACCTGCGTCTTTTGTGTTGCCGTCGTTTCTGGATTCCAATTCTCGTAACTCATAATTCATTTTATTTTTTAGTTAGTAAATATGCCACGTAGTCGTTCGTCCGTTCGATTTCCGTGACCTTGATAATCTCGTAGTCGTTATTCAAGCCGAGGAATGTTATAACCTTGTCAACCAAGGTCTTTGTCCCTATAATGACGTTTGCGTTTACACGTGTATGGCTTTCCTGTAACGGCACACCTTTCTCGTCGTTTAGAATCAATGCGACGTCGCCTTTCTTGTTCTTTAACAACGCTGCATATTCATAACCGCCACGCGCCTTGATTTCGTTCGAAATCTTTTGGTTGAACGTCATGCGTGCGCAGTTGTTGCGTGTGTTTACTGATATTTCGTTGTCCAAAAGTCGCGAGCGCTTGCTCTTGCGTGAAATGTCCAAGAACTCAAACTCGCCAAGGATTGACTTCTTTTCTTCGGGCTTGCCCTTGATATATGTCTTGATGTCCATGCGTTCAACGTCATCACCTTTGCCATCCGTGTCGCCATCCGAAAAGTCCAATAGCGGTGCATCTTCCTTGTTCGTTGCGTCACCCATCTTGGCGATTTCCTCACGCGTCTTTTCACGCAAGTATTCCTCGGCCATTTTCGTCGGCGGTGCGGTAGGTGTCTTGTCCTCGCAACCAATCAGCGCCAGGTCGATGCCAAGGCGCATGGCTGCCGTGAGTCGGGACTCCTCTTTCCAGTGCGCAGCCGCATCCCAATTGGTGCGAAGAATCTTGGACATGCCCTGTAGCTTGTACCACTCGTCTGCCGTGTAGTTGTTGCGGTTGCCCTCGTAGAACTCCATCCAAAGGACGGTCATCTTTTCCCAATATTCATAGCCGTAGTCGGTGTTGATAAAGAAGATGAAAGCCTTCATCATCACGTCCTCGGGTGCGACTTTCTGTAAATACTCCTCGATACTAATCGGGTTCGTTTTGTAATGATTACGGCGGTAGGAGCTAATCCATACCGTGGTCATTCCCTTACTTCCAAGAAAATGCTTGAACAGCGCAATCTCAAATGGTTTCATAAAACTAATTTTAATTGTTAATAACTTGATAATATTTAATCGCTTATTTCAACTTTATAGTTGACGAGAGAATTATAAGCACGTTCAGAAATCTTGTCTTTATATATTTCTGCAACTTGCTTTATATAACGTTCCTTTGCGTTTTTGTAACAAAATACTTGTGTGATATGCAAGAAAAATAACGCATTTTAACAAGAATTTAGTCTATTTCCTTGCCATACTCACAAAGCAACGCATCGCCGACAATGAAATCGTCGTTTGGCTGTGTGGCCAACTGGTACGTCGCCGTTGCTATTGCGTTATAGGGAAGGTTAAGAAGCTTGCCTTCCTCGTTAACGACCATAACCTGTCGGCGGTTCAAGTAAACGCATTCAATCCAACCGCCAACGTACTCTTTTAACTCTTTAAGGGAAAACGTCTTACCCTTGTCCTTTGGCGACACTTCAATGACCTCGCCATTAGCCTTAATCCACTTTGCCATCTCTTTAAATTTTAAAGTTTGAATCATTAACCGTGACGCTTGTAATCTTATGTCCTACGTAAGCATCAAAACCATAGGCCACATCATAAGGGTTTTCGTGGAATCTTTTCTCCACGATTCTACGTGCATCGTCTTCGCTATCAGCTATGACGTGTATCCGCTTAGACATCGTAATGTCCACATCAATCGTAAACTTCATTTCTTTTTCTTGTTTTTGGTTTTACGTTCCCTTTCCTTAATCTCGTTTATGTGGTGGTAATCATACACACCACCGTACAGCTTTGTCTTGCTTGCGACGTTACGAACCGTGCGCAAGTCGTATTCACCCAATGCCACATAATTTGTTCGTGCCACGTCTTCGCCCAACGCCAATTCAAACGTCAAGTCAACATAATGCTCGCCATCCACCAAGTTCCACGCATGCTCAATGCCTAACGCACCGTTGAATATCGTTACCTCGCCTTCGACGTACTTGACGCGTTCGGGGAAAAGGTTCGTTAGCTTGTAGGCCGTGCGATAGCACATCTTTGGCTCTATGTCGCAATAGGTTTTTATCGCTCTAAGCTCGTCACTCGTGAACACGTCTTTCACGGACACGCATTTCACGGTATGGCCGTCCTTTAACTTCTTTTCAAAGTATTCGTGTTGGCGTCCGTCGGTCAATCCAGCAAACGTTCGCCAATGTTCAAAGATAATATTATTCTTTTCCATAACTCAATGATTTTCTAATCGTCTGTATGTACGCCGCGAGTTTTACTTGACGTCTTTTCTCGTCCGTTTCCGTAAAGTCCCACCGTGCGAACGTAGCACCCGTATCGTCCATATCCTTGTAGTCGGCCATCAAACGCCACACAAGGTCTTTGTTTGTGCCCTTGGTGTTGATACAAGCCCAATCCCATTTACGCGGGTCATCGCCCGTACAAGCGTCCTTAAACACGTTCCTAAGAACCTTTAAGAATACCTGTACGTCGCGTGACTGTAGGTATCTTTCATTTCTAAGCTTTCCTTTTTCCATATATTCAAGTTTTTTCTTCTCGTCAGATTTCCTTGCCCATGCCATAGCCCATTTGTCGGATGCACCACCAGTTTTCTCCCCGCGAGCCTTCTTTGCGGCAAGTGCCTTTGTTGTACGGTCACTTGTAAGCTCGCGCTCGTACTGCGCTACCGACGCAAACACGCCAAGCAAAAGAGTGTTTACTTGTGGCATATCGCAGAAATGTATCTCAATACCAGTGTTAACGACCTTGAAACAAAACTCAACGTCGCGTGCCAGTCTGTCAAGCTTGGCTAACACTAAAGCACAATCATTCTTTTTACAATAGGCAATGGCGTCGGCCAATCCTCTACGGTCGCGATGTGTGCCGCTTTCAACATCTCTAAACTCAGCAACATTTTCACCGCCTTGCGCCTTGATAAAGTCTCCACAAATCTTTTGTTGGCTTTCAAGACCCAACCCGCTGTCCCCTTGTTTCCGTGTTGATACACGAATATAAGCTACATACTTTTTCATGCCACAAAGTTACAATTAAATTTTAAATATAACAAATACTTTAACCTTAATTTAGACCTTTAACACTTATTCGTAAGTGATAGTCCCACCGTTTTCCTCTACGCGTTTTAAATACGATTCGTACGACTCTTTTGTGTCAAACTCTTGACTGTCCGCATAGTCGTATGGTGAGTAGCAATTCATAGCGTACTTCAACTCGCTTATACGTCTTTTTGTCATCAACCCGTAGGCCGTAACGTGCGCGGTGCAACGTCCATAAGGAAGGATATCAGATTCGTTCCATTCCTCAGTTACAAAATACTTATCCATAGTTCTATCGTTTTGTTTGTTAATACTCGTCATAGTCATAGTCAAGAACAGACTCGCACGCCAATTCACGATAGCTGTCAATAATAGCGTCGCGCTCTTCGTCTGTTTCGTACGTTTCACGTAGTACGCAAGCCCAGTCATAGTCACTACGAAGGCAAGCGAGGTCGTATTCGTACATTTTCATGCGGCATTCCTTGTATGTTCCGACGCAAAGCAAGCCAGTCAGGTGGCCGTTCCACGTCTTTGCGCATACATACATCACTCGGCGAATATCTCCGTCATCCGTGACTTCGACCTCGCCGTCCTCAATTTGGTCAATCGCTTCACCGTTGTCAAGTTTAATCATCTGGTGCTCGCGCAACCAATTGTCATGCTCGTCAACGTCGTTAATGTAACTACGCATCAAGTCTTCTTTCTGCTCCTCAATGCTTGGACGATAGTCCCAATTCGGGTGCGATTCTCTGTACGCATCCGTGTTCATGTACTCTTCCCAGTTCATAACTATAATATTTTAGTGAAACATGTTAATTAAATCTCGTCATTTGTTGTGGCGGTTGCCGCTTCCATCACGGCTACACTGGTCAACTTGAAACCGCCTACCATAATAGCATCAAGCCTCGTCTGATTTCTCTTCCTCGACCATCCTTAAAGCGTCATTAAGCGCATCAACCAGCTTGCCGTGAATATCGTACAAGGCTTTTGATTCTTTGACTTCGTTCATGTCTTTTGCGTCCATAAGCACGGACAAGGCCATAAAACCGACGCAATGAGTGATTCGCATCAACTCTTCGAGTGAAAGACTAACACCAAAAAACTTTTCCATAAAACAATAAATTTAAAACGTTAATAACTAAATAAAACCTTTATTTTCCCATCTTGAAAATTTTGCCACTAAGAATCAGTTCGATGAATCCTATGATTATAATCAACTCCATATCTCGCATTTTTTTAGTTCTTAAAATACTTTTCCACGTCACGCCATGCACCATTAACAACAGGGTCGCGGAACCCTACCTTTGCGTCATAAAGCTCCCAGTGTGCGCGGTCGCAGCCATGACTACCTTTTTCCAAGTGTTGGGCACAAAATAATACTTCGCCCGTCTCGATGTCACAAATCGAGAACTGGTCGTAAAGAGGCCCGACCATCGGACAGTTGTTCTTGAAGAATACATATGTTTTGTTTGCGTCAAACCTTTTGCTATCCTTGATGCTTACAACTTTCTTGCCAAGGTATTCAGTCTTCAGGCGCAATGAATGTACTCGGCAGAACCAGTCATACCAGCCAGCCTCGATTTGAACTCTTGTTGAATGTACGTTGAAGTCGCCATCTAAAAAGCGACTACAAAACTCGTTAATTGTCATTTCCATAATTACTCCTCCTATTTCTTTGGTTCTTTATAATAACACGTCACCTTGTAGCCACAACGAGCCATGTGCTTCAAAAGCGTCATTGACTCTTTGTAATACACGTTAAGACGGATAGACACTACCTTATCATCAAACATGCACCCCCGGTTTTTGATGCAACGCTTCAGATGAGACTCGTCATTATAGAACGTGAAAAGCTGGTGCATCCAAGGCCGTTTCGGGTCGCTCGGATTCTCTATCTTATAGACGTATAGAAATACGGCAAGGCAATTCCCCCGCCGTATCTGAATCTTGTACTTCCTTTCGCCTTGTTTGATTGTAAGCATCCCAAGAAGCTCGCTTGTGTAATGTATCATAAGCCCTCCACTTTTATTTTGCTACCTCGTACCACTTGTTCTTGCTTATCATCTGCCCATTACAGTATGACAGCTTGTTCTTGCTACACACATCGACGCCAAGGGCGCGCAGGCGGCTTCGGGTCGTTAGCGTGTCCCTACTTGCCAAAGTGAATTCTGTCATGTCCTCGGCCTCGCTGTAACGCCAAATCATGTTGCCGTGGAGACGTACCTCGACATGCGTCATTCCATACATGTCAAGACGGACGTTAACCTCGGTGTTGCCACTCTTAAAATACTTGCGCGACTTAACGGCCTCGCACATAGCCTTCTCGATTTTTCTCATAATAGTCTATTCTTTATTAATTATATATATTAATTATTATAGGCCACACATGCGTGCGCATTATAGGCAGTCAAAGTACCGCAGAATCCTTATGTTAGAACGCCAAAAACGACGCCAAAACGCGGGAAAACGAAGACCGCTTGCATACAACACAACACACCAAGCAAAGCCGACAAGCGACCACAAAGAGTCGCTTAGAACCAAAGCAACGGCCACTAACAAGCAGCCGCTGCATACTACATAATTAAGAATATCTTTCATTTTCTTACCCTCCTATTCGCTTTTGCGTTAATACTGCGGAGCACCTTGCTGGCTCCTTTGTAGTCACCACTCGCCTCCATTGACAGAATAGCGTCATAAGCGGCATAAATCTCTCCTCTACTCATAGTTGCTTTAATATTTAAATTTCATTGCCAACGTAGCGTTAATCGCACCAGTCATATAAGCCATAAACTCGGCTGTACTCTTGCGCATGTCGAAACCAAGCGCGCCACGGCTGTGGCGTCCGTTGTCAAGATACAACTCCCAGCCGCCATACTGCGCTTCATAGTCTGCGGTATATTCCTCGCCGACAACTTCATTAAAATACTCCAGACGTCCCATCACGTCCGCTTTGCTTATTCGCTTCATAATTTTATCTCCTATTAGTTAAATTAATACGTTATATTTGATAGTTTAAATCGCCGTAAAAGCGTCATAAAAGCGTCACCTTATAAAGTACCCACGGACGCACCAACGGCACGCCCACGGGCACGGGTTAATTTATAGGGGATTAATCAAGATACTGCCATAGGTACGAGGTTTTTTCTTCGTCGCCCTCGTAATAGTCATACATCACATCACGGACACCCTCAAAGAGTAGCGAGTAGAACTTAGCCCAGTTCTCGTTCCCGCGAGCATGATGTTCCCACGCCTTCCAGTTGACGCAAAGCACGAACTCGGCTATATATTCTATATTATCACGCCACTCAGTAATGGCTCGCCGTGTCGTATCAAAAACACCACGCCACGACTCGCACCATTCACCGATAGACAGGTCGCTCATAAACGTCGTTTTGCGTTCACGCCCTGACGTCTCGGCAAGCTGTCGCTCCATACAGCGCTCGCTGATTGCGCCATATTCGAAAACGTTAGTTACTTTGTGCCCCAGCCACATCTTAACGGGCTCTAAATTTGCGCCGTTCATTTCTTTTAAAACTCCGCCGAAAACGTTCTTTAATTCGGCCTCTAACTCCTTTTTGTTCATAATAAATGCCTCCTAATTTTTTGATTAAAAACTAAATAACTCAATCTAAATCATATCTTTAATTTGATACCTGTTTTTGACTATAAAACACCACGGGCGCGAGCCGCCGTTTGGATTATCAAAATAACACGTGCAACGATAGAAACCGCCACGGACGTACATTTCAAATGCCTCCTTTGCGTCCGACGTAACACGCGAATAGCTGTGCTCGGCTTCGCTTTTTCCATACGAAAATACAAAAGTTACGTTTTCCATTCTGTTACCTCTTATAATTAAGTTAATACTTTCATTTTAACGCCGTTTCCGTGGCCGTGAAAACGTTTGTACCACGCCGACGGTGTACGTATCCACATAAACAAAGAAATGCGTTTAAATCGCTTTAAAATAAGTGTGGGCGCAAAGGTCTCGCTCCTTTGTGTCGCAGTCGACAGGGCAAGCCGTCGTATCAACGGGCAGCCCTACTATACGTCTGCACCCTCGTTTTTAGGGGAGGTTTATTTTCCCCTCCCCAGAATGCGCTCGGCTATCTCGTCCGCCGTCAAATTAAGTACGTTCCCCGTCGTAAAAAGATAATCGCATTTTATTAGATTTTCATGCATGCGCTCGAGTGTCTCCTTTTCCTCTTGCCTGTCTAACGGACGTCCATATCCTCCTTTCCACTGTGATGTTATAAGCTCTTGTTTCGTCTCTACCCAGCGAAACCAGTGACGGCGAAAAAACGAAGGATTAACTAACGGGTAGGCCATACGCATGAGGTCAAAATCCTTTGCACTGTCCTTAATGCGTACAAACGTACCAACTGACTGCGAACTGGTGCAGCTCGTGTTTCCCGCGTATAGGTTAACACGCACGCCGCTTCGTTCCACGGTCTGAATGGCCTGTGCCATTTTTGCGCCTGCCGTGGCGAGCCGCTCCGCACTTTCGCCTCCGCTTAACGATACACTATAATACACCGTAACTACAGGCTTTTTCACTTTAATAGTGTTGCGGCGATACATACTTAACGGGTGTCCCTGTACGGCGGCAGGCACGCAGGGACGGCTGCCAACAACACTGCGGCGTACCTTTGCCTGTGCGCGCTCCTCGCTATTCGTTGACGCGGCCTGTATCTTTTTTAGGCTCTTTGTCACCTTTGAAGCGCTCTCTTTGTCACCGTATAATGCTAACTTTGTGGCCTCCTCGTAACTTTCCGTCCCCGTCCAACGGCTACCCTCTTCTCTTGAATAGAACGTACCCCAGTTATCTTTTTCCTGCCGTCCGTCGATTGTGGCGATAAAATCTGCCACGCTATTAAAAGACTCAAACAAATAATTCATAGCTATAATATTAATACGTTTGCTTTTATGATTTTAGTGTATTAAGGTGCAGGCGTTTTAGTATTCAATCGCCTGTACCTTTTTGAATGCTTTCGCATACTTATTACCAGCCGCGAGCGCCTCATCATTATGCAGATAATCCTTAACGATATTTAGCTCGTCGGCAGTGAGGTATGTGCCAAAAACGTCTGTAAGCGTCTGCGTGAGGTCAATCTCCTGCGCCATATCCTTAACGATTTCTTTCATCTGTCGGGGTGAGGCGATAATCTGACAGCCTACCTGGCGCTTCACACGGCGCAAAGCATGCACGAACTCGACGAGCTCGGCGTCACCGTTAGCCGAAGCCATATCTATCTCGTTACAGTACCCGTGGTATCTCGGTATAAAACGGCCGAGGCTTGAAATATCCATAGTATGGCGGGCGGTATAATCGTCCGTGCCGCCACGGCCACAGGTGTTACCTGCCGCGATACAACGGAAGTCAGGGTGCTGCTTTACCGTCCCACACGGGAAAGCAAAGTAACCGTTACATGCACTGTTAAGGGTGACAAGAGCATTTTCGTCGGAGGCGTCAAGCTCGTCCAACATGAATAAGCCTCCCTCGGTGTATGCTTTATAGAACTCCGTTGGCTGATAGCAGCCGCTGGCGTCGATAAATCCTGTGAGCTCAAACCTGTCGAGCGTGTGAGCCTGATAGTGGAAAGCGAGACCCAGCGCACGGGCAACTTGCTCGGCCATCACGTTCTTACCGCTTCCCGTGGGGCCATATAGATATACCCACGAGCCACGAGCAACACGGTTGCAAACATCATTAAAGTTAGCGTGGAACACCTCGCCCGCCTCGGTTTTCACTTCACCCTTCGGGCTTTTTATCACATGTACTATGGTCTGTGGAGCACGGCCACAAATGGCCTCAACACGGTCAGCCAACGGCTGGATACGCTCCATAACAGCTGCCGTTACATTTGCTTCAACTCCCGAGAACAATGGTGTGAGGGCTGCGAATGCCTGCGCTGCGGCGTCAAGAGTTGGGACGGTGCTGGCCTTCTTTGGCTCTTTTTTGGCCTTCGGCTTTTCGGGTATTACCTCCTCGACGGCCTCGGTCTCGATTGTGGTCTCCATTTCGACAGGTGCCTCGGCCGTTTCCGTTTCGGGTACGGCCTCGGTCTCGGGCGCCTCCTCTTGCGGAGTTTCCGTCACAGGTGCCTCCTCTCGTGGCGCACGGCGGCGCTGGCCGGTCAATAACTCGAAGCCCACTTTAAGCTCCATAAACGTGTCTCCTTCGGCGTTCGTCTCGCCCGTCGAAATAAGCGGGTACTTTGCCAAAAACTTTGCAGACGGAGTTCCATTTGTAACAATACGACCTGTCTCTTTGTCGCGGCCTGTCTGACTGATGTTGATAACCTCACCCGTTGTTAAGTTCTTAACTTTAATCATAATTAAATCTCCTATAAATTTTTAAGTTAAAAAATAAGTTTTGAAAATCACTAATTTTGTGGCCACGTGAAAAATCATAAACCACGTTGGCCGTGAAAACGACGGAAAACGGTACTGTCACCAGCGCCTCCGTTTCCCGTCGCCTTATATCGTTTTATTGATTGTGATATACTTTGTTGTTTGGTGTATATCATACCCAAAGAAAAATAAGATATAAATAAATCCGTCCATTCCTGTTTGTTATTTATTGTTTAAGCTGAAGCAACGGGGAATGGCCTCACCCTCATCTCCAGTGTTTTCTAAAGATACTCCGCTTTGTCGAAATTACCGCTATATAACATTATAACACGTTCAATCAATCGTTTTATTTTTCCTTTGTTGTTATCGTCTATAATTACCGCGTTTCGTTTGTCGGCCACGTTTCACCGTGCCCTGCGTTTTTCCCTGACGTGAAAACTTTAAAACGTCCCCTTTCCCACGCCTCGCCACGTCCGTATCAATAAGCTAAAGCATTTAATCACCGTGCAGTTGTTGCCAACTTATTGCGCCCGCCATAGACCGTTTATCTGACTGCCGTCCGTGGCCGTTGCAACCGTGCCCGTTTAATCGTTAACGTGACTGAGTTTTAACACGTCGGCCTCGCGGCTCCCGTGTTCGTATTGTTTCAACATATACCTCGCTTGTTGCTCCCCGCTGGTGCCTGTGTCGGTGTGAGGTTTTTGAAACGGCCCTCATCCGTTTTTCAGTGCAAAGATAATATAAGGTATACATATATAAAACGATAAAAACTAAAAAGTTTATTATTTTAAATCTTTTCTATATTCATAAACGGAAATTAAGTTAAAATTTAAGCTATTGTTACAATTGAAACACTTTTTTATTTTTAGACAGTTTCTAAATAATACAATTTAATTTACACGTATTTTATTAAAATGCCTATTTACAAAGGTTTTCACGATAATTATCAAAATAAAAATAGTTTACGAATAATTATTTACATTTTTACGTAAACGTTTACGTGATTGTTAATATTTAATTAAAATTTACATATAGCATGTTATGTTATGTGCTATATAGGTATCCATATATATTATATATAATGTACGTGAGGTATAATACCGCGCATTTATAGCATGTTTTCACGTGGTATTTATACCCGTTTTTATACCTTTGTTTATTCATGTATAAACGTGGAAAAATGAATATTTAAACGGGTACGTTTTCACGTGTCCCCGTTTCACGTTTCCAAACACACTATATTTGCACCCCGAAACGGCCAAAAATACCCCTTCTCCCGCGAACGCGATAAAAGCCCGCTGACGCGTTAAAACGAGCCAGGAGGTATAGCTATACCAACTCGGAGGCGTTCGTCGATTGTGGGCGATTTTTCACAGTCTTCGCTATTCTGTGCAAAAACCTTGTAACTTATTGATTTATAGATAGTTACGGACGAAAAAATTAGGGGTTACGTTTTGTTGTATATTTTCAAAACTCAAACAGATCATGTGACACACCTTTGTTTATAAGCATTTCACACATGTTATAACATATAATAAGTACATATAATTGTAATATAATATTCGAATTTTAGTGTAAAAAGTACACTTATTATGTACTATATTTTTACGTAACATGATGTTATATGTTTGCGCTATGCCTATATATTTACGTAAACGTTTGCGATAAATGTTTCTTTTTCTTATTTTATTTCTTTTTCTATATAGTATATTTATTCATTATATTATTTATAAATATTCATTTTTTCTTTTTTATGTTACTTTGTTCTTTTTCGCATGTAACATGATTTTTTTGTGAATAAATGTACATTCAACCATATATATCAATAATACCCATTTATAAGGTTTTAAAACGCATTATATCCACATATAGAAACGTGACACTATAACTAAAAGCAAATGTGATATAGAATGCTTTATGCCCACCGTTTTTGCTTTTTTCGCCGCATTTGCGTTCCTCGCATTATGAATACTCGCTATTTACTCATAAATGCATTAATGCGTGATATTATTATAATGAAACGAACATTTTATTATCATAAATGATTGATTTTCAATAAATTACAAAGGTTTAGACGGGGGGGGGGTTATTCTCCGCTTGCATTCGTGTGGTGTCAACAACCCATTTTTCAGAAAAAATTTTTAAAATTAAATTTTTCAGAAATCGCCCAAAAGAATGCGACTGATTGCCAATCGACGTGTTTTTTATTAAGGGTAACTATTTATAATGGGTTTACTTTTTACGCGTACGCGTGCGCATGCACGTGTAATACGTATATCTTATATATATGGAATCTTATTATAAATGGGTTACTTATTATATATGGTAAACTTAGTTATATAGGTATCTTATTTTATAAGGAATATACTTTTTTAATAGGTAAACTATATATATAAAGAATTCTTTATAAAGGTTAAAGTTTAGTTAAAGTTATAATATTATGCTTTATTATTTAAATTAATATATTAAATTTGCACCCAAGTTTTAGTTTTATATAGTTTGTTTATAATAAAAGAAAGTTATTATGTACATGACGAAAGAAAAGAAATGGGAGTTGTCCCGCAAGGTAGGTCTTTTTGGTTTAAGTGACCTACGCAAGTTAGCCCCTATTGGTGACTTAGGTTATGAGAATGGCTGGTATCCTCCGTTTTGGTCGTCCACACACATGTGGTTGGATGTTATGCTGCCTCGTTTGATTATGAAGGCGTTTTGGGAGCAGAAGGACAAGTACGGATTTGTTGTGGATGGTTATAGTAGTGGTTGGGCTAATACAGACCACCATTCGTGCTGTAAGTCTTTGTCTTTATACTGGCACTGTGATTCAAGCGGGTGATTGGTTATGGCTATGAAGGAAAATCTTATATATACTGGCGTTTTAGGTGAGAGTCTCGAGGCGTTTCTTCCTAAAGTCATTGACAAGGCAATCGAGCTTGGCTATGGCGTGTACGTGGAATGGAACGGTGTGGTTTTGTACGTCACCAAGGACGACACTGTGGATGGTCTTATGAACGAGTATTATCACAAGCTTCACATCCTTGACCTTGACGGAATGGAGCAACGTGGCGACCTTGTGACGAAGCGCGAGTTCGTCACTCGTGTCTCGGAGTTCATTTGGGGTTGGATGAATACGAATTTGAACGAAAAAATAAAGTTTTGTTTATGATTACGAAAGAAAAGATTCAAGAGTTTATTACGCGTGCCTATGACACGGCTTGCGCGCATGGCTTTCATGACGAGGAACGTAGCGACGAGCACCTCTTGATGTTGGTCGTTGGCGAAATCGGAGAGATAGTCGAGGCTGACCGTAAGAATCGCCATGCGAACCCTGTCGGATTTGAAAAGTGTATTGGCATTGGATATGGCCAACGGTTCAGGGATTACGTGAAAGATTCGGTAGAGGACGAACTTGCCGACGTCGTTATCCGTCTTTGCGACTATTGCGGCAAACGTGGCCTGATGCCTGCGATGCCCGAAAGCGGTGTTTTGGAAATGCCCGACGAATTTAACGACATCTTCGGCCAAATGTCTATATGCGAGCAATGTTTCTCGTTGTCATCGTTCGTCGTTGACATGGCTAAGTACGCGGACAAGAAGACAAAGGAACATGATTTGGGTATGATTTTATCGTTCTGTTTTGAGTTTGCCCGTTTTCATGGCATAGACCTTGAATGGCATATCGAGCAAAAGATGAAGTACAACGAAATGCGTCCGTATAAGCACGGAGGTAAGAAATATTAAACAGTTACAGTATGGAACGAAAGAAGAGTAAGAGCCGCGAGCAGTTCTACAAGGCTTATGAGTTTTATCAGTACCCCGACGTGGTACACGTCAAGAAAGACAACTACCGCTCCGACATCGTTTGTCTGAAGGATTTCGGTTCTGCCTACATGGAGGTGGTCAACGGCCCGCAGGAGGACACCGAGATTTACGTCAAGCTGTCATCCTTTGTCAAGTATGCCACCCGCAAGATTGGCTTGCACATCGACTATCTGAAAGACGATATGCAGAAACTTGGCACCGAGCTTGGCGGCGACTATCCGTATGGATTCAACAGCAACCGTATCGAGGCGTTGCATACCGCCATCGGAACGCTCATCTGCCTGCAATCGGAAATCGAGAAGAATGGATTGTCGAAACTTATGGAGGACTGACTATGCGAGGAAAATATTGCGGTTTGTACGCCTATTTGCAAGAAAAAGTACCCTTTATGTGGTGATGTAAGGGAAATTGCGTACATCGACCTTCGGAAAGTCGTTGCCGTGGACGAACCATTGGGCGTGGACGCTAAATGCTTCAAGATTTACTTCGATAATGCCATTTGGCGTTTGGACGTACGCTGCTATGGTGAGTTTATAACCGATTGGCTGCAAGTGCTATGAAATATTCAAAGTGCAAATATTGGCAAAAAAGCAAGTTGGTGGGCAACCATTGCCGTTTCATGGGTAGTGAGCGCCCTTGTGAATCCGACCGTCGGAGCAAGGAAGCGAAGGCGAAGCGCGACAGGAAACATAAGCGCATGGAAGCGTATGACAAAAGTAGTAGAAAAGTACGGTATGACGGTAGTTGACCGCGTTGGCTGCCGTCCTAAAAATGGATTACAACAAGTTTAACAAGCAAAATATTAGAAGCGAAATGGAAATTACAGGAAAATTGATTAAGATTTTGGACGCGCAACGTTTCGTGTCCAAGCGTGACGGTTCTGAAATCGTCAAGACTGGCTTTGTCATCGAGACACAGGGGCAATATCCGAAAAAGGTGGCCTTTACGGTGATGGGTGAGGAAAAGTTCCGTGGGATGGCCTTGTGCGTGGGCAACACGTACAACGTCAGCTTTGACCTTGAAAGCCGCGAATGGCAGGGGAAGTGGTTCACGGACATCAACGCATGGCGAGCCTTGTGCATCGACGGGCAACAACAATCACCCGTGCCTAATGCACAACCCGCACCCACACAAGAGTCCGAGAAAAAGGACGATTTACCGTTCTAACGAGGGGAATCATTTATTGTTTAACTTAATAAGAGAAAATTATTATGGCAACATTTACATTAGAAGTAAGCATTAACATTGACATTGACGAGTTCTTGGACGAACTTGACCACGACGAAAAGGTTGAGTTGTTTGAAATGCTTTGCGAGGATTTAGGGCAAAGGACAGAAGAACCAAAGGATGAAAAGTACGTTACTGATTATCTTAGTGGCCGTACGCCATTTGAAATAAAGCGCATTTTGGTTAATGTCCTTGGTGTACCAAACTATTATGCAGACGATGCGTTGCGTAATGCGTTAGAACCAATCATTACGGCACGATGAACCAAGATTTGCAAGCATTGGCACGGCACTACCTTGTGCGTGTGCGTAAGTTGGCCGAACGGCATGGCCTTTTGCCTTGGGTCGACGAGACCATCAAGGCTAACGCGGAAAACAAGTGCGCAGCCACTGAGGACGAGGTTCGTGCCTTGTCCCGCCTATGTGACGATGAAAGGTTGAAGCGTCGTGAAGTGCCGCGATTTCTCGGAAAGTCCTACAGGCGTTGTGTCGAGGACGAGGATTTCGAACACCTTCCTACCCTACGCCACCTTGGCATCTACGACAAGCTGTCCGTGCTTTTGCTTGCCATGAAACGTAAACATGAACGTAAATAAGAAAGATTTATGGAAATGAACTTGTTTGGTGACTATACACCGAAAGCATACACGCTAAAGGAATTGGAAAACGCTGATTTTGGATTCTTTGTTTCCAATACCAACTGTGTTAATGCGAATTTCGGGAATCTTATACGGACGTACACGGACTGCGAGAACGAGAAACCGTTCTATCATCTTGACCCGTTTTACAACACGGCAATCAAGAACAAGGAATACCGTTTCTTGCTTATACAAGCCGATGACGGCGACGTGTTGTATTACCCGTACAAGGTCGTGCGCATCGTTACGACGCGCCAAATACGCTTTTTCGACGTGCCTTTAAGCAACGGAGGCGACGGCTACGCGGAAAAGTACGACGAAAGGCGTAGACGTGTCATAGAAACGCTTTCTATGCACGAATTCGTGCGTTTTGTGTACAAGGACGGCTATTCGCGCTATTTCGACGGCTTGGACGGGCGAAAAACCAAGCACCTTGCGAATTGCGATGAATTCTTCTACTCGATTTCCGACGGCGCGGCGTATTATAAGAATAACCGTTGGAGAAAAAGGCACTTCGTCAACCGCGTCCTTGCCAACCCTGACGTCGAGTTTACCATTGCAAGCCGTGTGAACGTCAAGGAAACGATGGCCTTGCGCCGTCTATGGATTAACGGAATGGCCGCGAAAGGCGATAATGTGCGGGTGTCTACCGAACGTGCGTTTGAATCGTTCTTGCGGAATGTACACAACGGAAACGTGAAAGTGGTGTCGTTGTATTATCGCGGAACGTTGATAGCGCAGGAAATTTTTCTCGTTGATGCCGTACACCGTCGTTGTGAAAGCCTTTATTGTACCCATATTTTCGATTCCAACGGCGACGATGAACTAAAGCATATAGTCAACCGAATGGTGGCCATACAAAAGTTCTTTTCTTGGTCTTTTCTCCGTTGCGTCGTTGATACCGTCTATATCGGCACTGGTGCAAGTGACAAGCTATACGAGCATAAGCTGCGTACTACGGACGGATTCATCAAATATAACATTTGTTAGGGCTATGGGAAGTCTTTTCGACAATGAAACAAGCGTTGTGGCGTTGGACGTGTTGAAACGCGCCGATTTCGAGTTCTTTAAAGGCGGTACGTTACTTGACGCCGACCATTCGTTTGTCATCAACGGCTATTACGGACGTGTGTACAACGATGCGTCGCGTGTTCCGTTCTACCATTGCATGCCGTCGTACAATACAATAACAAACGACAAGAAATTCCGTTTCTTGTTGGTTTCGACTGGTGACGATACCGTTTTCTTTGCTTACAAAATTATCCAAATTCTAAAGACGAAGCAAATACGTGTGTTTGACAAGCCTATTTCGTCTTTGGGAAAGGCCGTGTCGGAACAAGCCGTTATGGACGTGCTTTCATCGTTGACCTTCGTTCGGTTCGCATTTAGCACGAATATTGTGTTTGATGCGGATTTGAAAGACACGGAACGCCTTGTTGAGTACGACAACTATTACTATACCCGCCGTTCGTTTTTCGACGGCCTACCGACGTGGAAACTCAACAAGTACGGCATACGATTGGTCAATGACGGCGATTTCCTTGTCACGACGAAACGCATACCTATGCGCGACGCATTGAAAATACGCGCCGACTTTAACCGCTACCTTTCGGACAACGGCCATAAGATAGCGAAAAACGACGATGCAGTATACAGACTTATTATCTCATCCGCTTGCAAACGCATAAGGACATTGGCCATATACTACAAAGGCGAAATAGTCTATCTTAGGGTTATGATGGTCTACGAGGAACTTGGCGTGGCCTATGCGTTGTATGACATGCAAACGCGGTACTATGACAAGACGGATAAAGTTCTTGACAAGGTGCTTTCTCATAACATGGTCGAGAAAATAAAGTATTTCACGTTCACGTCTTTTCCTCGCATAGACGTTGTTTATATCCTTGGTTGCCGTCCAACCGAACACCGTTTGTTGGCGCACAAGGAAATGATTTGTGACGGTAAAATTGAATATTACATAAAATAACGATAAAAGGATATGGAGCAAATAGATTTATTTGGCAAGGTCGTTGAAAAGAAAGGCGACCTTAAACAGGATTTCGGCACAAACCCGTTTTCGATTCTTGACACAAAGGACGGTCTTTGGCAAGCACGTAAGAAGAAATGGATTAACATGGGCATCAAGTCCGAGGTAGGCCGTGAAGCCGTGACGTACCACATGAAAGATTGGGCTGACAAGAAAGGCCAAGAGGGAACTCTTAGCGGAAACAAGTTACCAAGCGACACTTCAATCTTCGACCCCGTTCTTTGCGAGATGATGTACCGCTGGTACTGTCCAGAAGGAGGGTCGATTCTTGACCCGTTCGCTGGTGGTTCCGTGCGCGGCATCGTTGCCAACTATTTAGGCTATCACTATAGCGGCATTGACATCAGACAGGAGCAAGTTGATTCAAACCGCGAGCAAGCGTTGGAGATTCTTGGCGTGGATAATATGCCACAATGGTACGTCGGCGATTCAAACATCGTTCTTGACCAAAATTGGCAAAAGGAATTCGACCTTGTGTTTACGTGCCCGCCGTATGCGGATTTGGAGGTTTACAGCGACTTGAAAGGCGACATTTCGAATATGGACTACGACGATTTCATTTTCACGTTCGAAAGCATCATGCGCAAGGCGTGCAAGTTGCTTAAAAAAGGCGGCATGGCCATCGTCGTAGTTGGCGAGGTACGTAACAAGCAAGGCAACTATTACGGTTTTGTAGCGGACACAATCAAGCTAATGCAACGTTGCAACGGCATGGGATTCTACAACGACGCGGTGTTGTCTACGTCGCTTGCCAGCGCGGCTTTGCGTGCGGGTGGCAACATGAAATCGGGAAAGTTGGTAAAGGTACACCAAAACGTATTAATGTTTAAAAAATCATAAACGGTTTGGTAGGTTGATAAACATTTCGTATATTTGCAAACGAACTGTTCTTGCCAAAGGTGTCACATGGCGTGAGGTGGGTCGCTCCTACCAAGACATCAAATGAAAGTTTTGTGTACGTCTTTCGTTCGCCATTTTACTATTACAAAAACGTCACGTCACTTAAAGTACACGATTATGATGTCATTACAAGCGAAAACCGAGAAACAGCAAGAGCATGTATTGTCTTTGTTAGACGAACGCATCTGTGTTATTGACCAAACCGAAAGCGGATTTTATATCGACGACTTTATTACATTCGATGATATGGCTGCGGTTGTAGACTATCTTAGAACGTCGGACACGATGAGCGAACTATTCGAAGAATGTTGGGTGGTTTACAAACGCAAAGGTTCTAAGAAAAAATCCTTGGAATATTGGAAGAAACTCACGGACACGGAAAAAGAAAACGTGTTGCCGCATATCAAGGCTTATGTATCTACGCGCGACTTGCAATACCAAAAGGATTTTGAACGCTACCTACGCGACAAAATCTTTCAGACCGTTGTTTTTTCGGGCAACAATGTTGTCTATGACCCGACAAAGTTAGGAAAAGGCGAAAGCGCGAACGATGTATATATGCCTAGTGGTAATTTTAGTATCACATGGGACGACGTATTGAAAGCCTATTTATATATCGGCTATTATAGCGACGGATTCGGCATTGCCGACGGCTACACGGACGATAACCGTCCCGACGGTGCTACAATAGTCTTGAATAACGGACGCGGCACGATTACATGGAATAGTGAAACTAAAACTTGGGATAAGATATGATAGAACTCGATAAAATATACAACATGGATTGTCTTGAAGGAATGCGCCAAATGGAAGCCGAGAGCGTGGACTTGACGGTGACTTCGCCACCATACGATGACCGACGGGAATACAATGGCTATTGCTTCGACTTTGAGAATATCGCACGGGAATTGTACCGAGTGACGAAGCAGGGCGGTGTGGTCGTTTGGGTAGTCGGTGATGCAACCATCGACGGGGACG